GTAGTTCAAGCATAACAGAATTAGATTCTGATTACCCGTTAGATTTAACAACAGCAACAGTTCAGGACTGGATAGATAATTCATCTAATAATCATGGAATTGTATTAGAAAGGGTTTCAGGAATAACTGCCGGGACAGCAATGAGATCAAGTGAGGCGGCAACAGGTAATAAGCCTTATTTCTATATGGAGTTCATGCTCCCAGTTGCAATTGTTAATACTACAAAAGACATGTCCAAGAAGGACAGGAAGATATTGTCTACATCTGACGATATTACCTATGTAGCTCCTGAAGCTGCTGACGCAGATACGAGATACGAGGTAGCATCTGAAAAGGTTGAAGAGGAATCAAATGTAAATCACTATCTTGCTCAGTATAAAAAGATAGTAGAGACCTCTGACCAGGTCGCAGAGATACTTGACAAAAGGGCTAGTGGGTATACATTTAAGTTTGATCCTACAAAGATGCCGGCATTAGCTCAAGCTATTAGAAAGGTATTTGGTAAAGATACAAGTGAGATAACGTACGATATGTATAAGCAGGTTCTAGAAGAACAAATAGCTCTTAGCGAAAAAATCGGGGATGAAATTTTTGCCCAATAGGAGGAATGATGGCGTCACTACTTGAGTACCTTGAAACAGATATTGATGATGGACAGTTTATGGAGATGTTGCTTGATGAGCTATATATTAAGTTGTACTCCAGGATACTTGAAGACTTCAGACACAGAGGAGACTGCACCATATGTCATTCTTCATTAATAGGTAATTATGGATCTCCTATAGCAAGTGTAGGAACAGAATCAGAAATACAATCACCAGAATCAATTGCAAAGCTAGCTGAAACTCTTTCATCTGATTTGGCGTTTGTGGCTAAGACTACAGCAAAAGCAAAGGCAGGGAAATAGGGTATGCCAACAGCAGGTGCAGCATATAAGCAACAGTTACTAAGGACTATATCTGATGCTTATGAGAAAGGAGCAATAACGTCGACTGAAGAGTCTAGCGCTTATGTTCCTATGGCTAGGAATATACGTGATCAAAGAGGACAGGCTTCTAGGTACAGTGCAGTTATAAGCACCTATGCATCGTTACAGAACTCTGACGAAGACCTTGGAGATGTTCTTGGAGATGTTGGCGATCAAATAAGCCGTACAGCAGATAGCGTTGCAGGATCAATAGATGCTGAGGTTGGTAGAGCTGGCACTTTTATAGGGGAACGTCTCAATTACATAGCATCATTTGCAACAACAAACCAAGACATACATAGCTCAGTACTTGGCGGAGAAGTCAAAAATACATTAGTAACTATGGCAGGCCAGGACAATCTTGGTGATGCACTAAAGACACTTCTTGCAGACTGTATCCCTTGTGATGGTAGAGTTACAGCAGGATTTGAAGTTAATATTGCTGGTGACTTTAAAGACCAGATAGAATCTGATATTGTAAACCGTGTAAATTATCTGAAGAATATGCTGAGCTTCACTGCCAGCAAAGATATATATAGCGATATATGTTCTCTTGTGAATGCACTCAACTTTATGTGTGTGCCAGATCTAGCTAGAATATTATCACTTCTTACATTCCTTTTAGGCAGGTACTCATTAAAGATAGGCGATCTGTCATCAGTATTAATGGGACTTATTCAAGCGTTATTCCAACCACTAATAATAGATCTCCAAGCACTGTTTGACCAGTATGCACAGCTAGTAATAAACGTAATAGACTGTATAATAGATTCATTGAATGAGCAAATATCAAAGCTTAAAGTAGATCCCAAGACAAATGAAACATTAGAGGATTCGTGGGAGAAGTTCCAGGAAGACTGGAGTAGCCTTGGCATAAGTAGTCAGAGCGAATGGGATGAATATAAGAGACAGTCTGAAATTAAAGCACAACAAAGATCAAAAGAATTAAAAGAAGAGAGGGCGAATCCAAAGCCTTCAGATTTAGATGAAGTGCAGAAGTCGTTAAGCGAGCTATCATCATCAATTGGGTCAGGCTTAGAAGAGCTTAGAGATATGATCGTCGAAGGGAAAGACGTATATGATGGTGTAGCCAAAATGATTCAGCAGCAAGTAGACGCTTTCTTTGGAGAGTGGTTTTTAAAGAGTGGAGAAGGAGTTGGATTTTCTGCAGCAAAGCTTAGAATCACTAGAGTACTTGGGCTTATACAGGCTTTAATACAGTTTAAGTCTCTTGGAAATATATGTGATGGTAAAACTTTTCCAGCTGAAGAGTTGAACGTTTTTGTTAATACTTATGTAAATCCCGCTACTTCAGCAGTTAGGCTTAAAGTTAGTGACGATGGCGTTACAATAGAGAGCGAAGATTCAACTAGTATAAGCGCAGTATCAGATAATATCATAGACATTTCTACAGCACAAATAGCAAGTATAAAGACAGGAGACATGTCTTCAACACAGATTGCACAGCTAGAAGCTCTTGAATCAGGGCTTGATACAGGTACTCTTTCTAGCTCTGTGAGTGTTAGTTTTGAAGAGTGTCTATATGGTGCAGGTGATTCCGGTTCTGAGAAAGTACAAAAATGGATTAGAGAGTTGACAAATGCGTAAAAGACAAAACAAGAAAAACAAAGAACTAGCTCCAGTACAAGAGGGATCTGACGTAAGGGTATCAAATGCAAACAAAGAGAGAATAGGAGTTGTAAAGAATATCAACTCTCCAGTTCTTGGTTATACATTTGGATATGGACGGGATTCTTTTGTTCCAACAGAATACGACTTATCTGAGATAGGACGTATAGAAGACGTAGAGAACATGGTACGCCAGGCATTTAAGAAGAAGACTGGCTTAATGTTCAAAGAGAGTTATGATTTTGTTGGACCGAATATACAAACAGTTCAATATATAAAGACAAGATTTAAGCAAATATCACAGGCATCCGGAGTATCAACACAAACATTAATTAGAACTATAGGGTCAGACCTTATAAGACTATCTAATGCATTCATCTGTAAGGTTAGGGATGAAAAAGCATCTGGCGGAAAAGTAAGAGTTAACGGAAGTAAAAAGAGACTCAAGCCAGTCGCGGCATATTTTACAATCCCTGCAGAAACAATGGAGATAAAGAGGAATGTCGACACCAACCAAATAGAGATGTATAGGCAGAAAATGCCTGACGGAAGATACAAAGAGTATTCTCCTGATGATATAGTTCATATATTCTACGATAAGAGGCCTGGATTTAATACCGGTAAGCCAACTATTGTTCCAGTTATTGACGACATAAGAGCACTAAGAAGAATAGAGCAAAACATTGAGCTCCTTATCTATCAGCATCTATTCCCTCTGTTCCACCATAAAGTAGGAACAAAAGAGCAGCCAGATAGAGTCTATCAAGATGGGACAAAAGAGGTTGATCTTGTAAGAGATGAGATAGAGTTTATGCCGTCAGAAGGAAGCATAGTAACTTCCTATAGACATGAAGTAGAAGCTATTGGTGCAGAGTCAAGAGCTATTAGGGCAGAGGGATACCTTGAGCATTTCAAGAAGAGAGTAATAGCTGGACTAGGTATTAGCTCTATGGATCTTGGAGAAGGCGATACTGCAAATAGGGCAACAAGTGAGACCATGTCTCGTGCAATGATTGACGAGGTAAAAGATTTCCAGGAAACACTTGTTACATTCTTTGATGAGTTTATGATAAAGGAGCTATTGCTTGAGGGCAATTTTTCTTTTGATCCAATCATGGAAGAGAATGTTGTACACCTTGCGTTCAATGAAATAGATATTGATGCAAAAATAAAAAGAGAGAACCATAATATGCTCCTATACCAAGGGCATGTTATTAATGAGACAGAACTTAGAAATGCAGTAGGGCTGGAACCTGTAGTTGAAGGCGAAAGAAGCGGTATGTTTCTTGATACAGTAATGAAGCCACAAGCAGAATTCCAGGCAGCAGCATCAGCGTTGAATGCAGGAGGAACTGCATCAGGAGCAGCAGCATCTGCAAAATCAAAACAGCAACCTTCTAACCAGCATGGGACTAAGAGTGGACCTGAGAAAAAGAAGAGTTCGTATACACCTAAGTTGTCAACTACTGATGGGGTACTAAAAGAAGAGTTTGCTGATATAATGTCAGACATAGAAAGAACAGCAGCAACTGGTAGCTTCACTGTTGACTGGGCACTACAACTATTAAGTGTTGTAGAGACAAGAATGGTAGCAAGACTTAACGGCTCAATGAACAAAGAGATTAGAGCTGGTCTTGTTTCTGCTACAAGGAATCCCCAGGATGTGCAGCTTTCATCAGCATATAAGCAGACAGAGGAGTTTGCAAATTTTAGAATCCACTATATCATTAATACAATAAAGAAGACCGTTATGCAGTTAGATCCTAACGGTTCAACAATTATAAATGATATACAGAAAATATATAGGTCATTAGCTTTTAGATTTGATTTTATATTAAGGACAGAGAAAAGAAGAGCATTCCTCTATGGTAAGGCGCTTGCAATGAAGCACGAGAGACATGATATGCTTACCGTTGTTACATCTCAAGGCGCATGTGAAGATTGCATGAAGCAAAAGGGCGACGTAATAAATCTTGATATTGTTAGGCTTAACGACATGCCTGTAGTACATGATAATTGCGGTTGTGACTTTGAGTAATTTTTTTTAGCTTTTTGTAGTTATAGTAGGTTTATATTATAATGAGGCTACACCTGAAGGAGATTTTATGAGTAAGAGATTTAAGGTAAGACTAAGCGATTCGCTTACTATACAACCAATAGAGATACCGGAAGCAAATAAGAAGTTGCTTCAGGATGCATCTTATGTATCTAATAATTCTCCGTTAATGATAAAGATTGCTGCAACGCATTCTGGAATCATAACTAGGAATAACGGATTCTATATGCCAGACAAGATGAATGATGGCGCGGTAACTTTTGTACAGAATTACAATAAGCCTGTCCTACTTAACCATAATACATACGATGGTGATCCAGTAGGAAGGATAGTGCATGCATCCTATGTAGACACTTCAACAGGAGTAACAAAGAAAGACGCATACCTAAAAGATTTCGTAGACCCACACACAAGCTTTGAAACCAAAGTAGACCTAATAGACAGAATAATTAACGATGGAATGCTAGATGATCCTACCTATGAAGGTGTAGGATATATAGAGCTAACAGCTGCTATAACAGATCAGAACGCTATTCAGAAGATAGCTGACAATAGATACCTAACAGTTTCTATTGGAGCTGAGACAGATGCAGCAGTATGTTCAATCTGTAAGGAAGACTGGGCAGAAACTGGAGAGATGTGTGATCATGTCCCAGGAGAAGAGTACGATGGCAAGAAAGCTTTCGTTATAGCGGGCAACTTGTTTTATGATGAAGTATCCTTTGTATCAACACCAGCAGATCCTCACGCTAAAATTGTGCAGATCTCAGGTACTGATGGACAATTCCAGGATAACAAGTCTATAGCTGGAGAAGAGCACATAGTAGATCATGCCCCAACTGTTGTCCTTGACATGTATTTGGAGAGGGGCGATAAGAAATATGATATGTTACGTGATAGCGTAGCTGACATAATGAAGATAAAAGATAATAAAAAGGAGGAAAAAGAGCCAATGAAAAAGAAGCTTGTTGAAGATGCTTCTAAAGTTGATAAGGATAAACTTGTAGCTGACAGTTTAGCTAGAATTCTTGCTGCTAACGAAAGCGTTGCCGGCATCAATGACTATGCTGAATTTGCTATTAGTACACATCTATCAACTATAGAAGACGAAAAGCTCGGTGAAGTAGAAGAAGAAGTTTTTGATGCTGCTGTTATTGAGCTAATCAATTTCATCAAGAGCGTTGTTGATGCTGATGACGAAGCTTTATCTAAGATGAAAACTGAAGACGCTGAGTCTAAACTCGGTCTAATCGAAGATATTGAGAGTAAGTTCAGATCAAAGGGCGACGATGGAACAACTGGAGACGATCCTGTTTCAGACATTCAGACACTTGACCCTATTACCATATTTAATGGTGTAGAAGAGAAGATGGATGAACTTGAACTAGGTGATTCTAAGGTTGATCCTGCAAAGAGGAAAGCTTTATCTAAGACTGCTTTCTGTGTTGCTGCTGACAAAAAAGTAGAAGGAATTAAAGGGTATTTCCCTGTTCCTAATATGGACTATGTCACTGCTACAAGAAAGTATCTTGAGGAGTCACTCATCACTGATGAGCTGAAAGCTGAGATAGGTAAAACTCTTGACAGGAAAGAAAAGATTTATGTTGGTGACAAGAAGGAACCAGCAGGCACTAAAGTTGCTGATATCATGGTCATGACAGACGAAGCGCTTAAAGAGCTTGGTAAGAAAGTTTTCGATCAAATGAAAGCTAAAGACCTACTTGACGAGTGTGCAGGATGTGATGAGAATGAGTCTGTTATTAGTGGGCTTGAGGATAAACTTATTGAAGCAAACGATCAGCTTGCTGCACTAAGGATTGAGCTTAAGGAAGCATTCAAAGATAGCGCGGAAGTTAATGTGCTACATGCGGATCTCCTGGACCAATACACAGAGCTTGCTTCTAAGGTTATCGTTGATTTCACAGCACTGAAAGGTGGTGACGAAATAAAAATTGATGATCTAAAGAAAAAATCAGCTTCTGAGTTATCTGATGAGTTTAATAGTATATCAGATGGGCTAGACTTTACTAAGATTGGTGGTAAGATAAATGACGGTACAGTAAACGATCCTGAAGGGACTGTAAACGATCCGACACTTACACACAAAGAAGATGAGTTTAAAGCCGAAACAATAAAGAAAGTTGCTGAGAATTACACTTCTATCTTATTTAGTAAAGGTGGAATTGCAGCAGCAGCATATTTAGACGATTGTAAAACTAAGAAGCTGATACCAGCTGACTTAGATGCATTCAAATAATAGTATAAATACAAAGGAGGAAAAGTAATAATGGCTATTCAACCATACGTTGGAAACCACAAAGAGTGGGATCACGTGGGCTCTATCACTCCAGATTTTGAAATATCTGAAGGAGTTAGACCTGCGGAGGAATTTAAGCCTGCAGCATGGTTGCCTGTCGGTAGGTATGACAAGCACTATGAAGAGTTTTTCGTAATCTCTGCTGGTAAAATCGTCGCTCTAGACGATGAAGGAAGAGTTGTTCCTGCGGGACTTCTAGCTGCAAATGCAGTGTCGTATACGCAAGACGATGTAGATAGTGGAACTGTAGATATTTCTACTGGAGTTGCTTGTAATGCAGCATCTATATCAAATTCGCCATACACTATAGATACTTATAGGGTAATCTCTAGTCACATCGGAGTTGCACCATATAACTATTGGCAGTGGGCTGGTGGAGATGGTTTCAATCCTGCTCAATACAGGAAGCACAACCATAATCTACAACACCAAGTAGCAGTACTTTGTGACTACTACGTTGAGCTACCGCTTGTGCCATTGGTTCAGGCAGCTGCTGATCTAAGTATAGGTACAATAGATGCTGGTGGAGCTAACATCTATGACTATACTACTCTGGGAACAGACCTAGCTAAGAACACGCCAAGGACTCCGTTTCTATTTGAAGATAGTACTGGAACACCTACATGGGCATCAGCTGATGTAAGATTTGTTGACGAAGTTGGATCTAGAGCGCAGATTCTTGTAGCTGGAGACTACTACATTGACTACGTAACTGGTATCCTCTCAGTTTATGGTACAGCTGCTGAAGCAACTGACTTCGATTCAGGAGCAGAGTACAAGTTAACATCTTACCAGTATGTTGCTGGAACAGCACCTAGCACTTACGCTTGTGCTACTGGTGATCTTCAGCCTGGGCAGTTTGTAATGACAGACAATGATTCTAACTATATTGTTTGGAACGGAACAAACGACTCTGAGATCGTAGGTCAGATTCTTGCTGTAGACACTAGGTATCCTAAGGATGCTCTTGACAAAGTCAGGACTGCATACGCAGGCCTTGGAGTTGAGAAGCAAATGCCTGGAACTGCTAACGGCGGAGTACCGCATAACATTAGTTACTCTGGAGCTGCAAATGCTGTTGTTAGAGTAAATCTAATAAACAGATAATATAAATAATAAGGAGGAAAGTAATAATGCCTAAGTTCGACGTAACCGATGTTAAGGGCTACGAGTGGATCTGGAAGAACAATGGTCGTCCTTTCGGTGAAGACAGCAAAGATAAGCATGTCTCACTGACAGACGCATTGTCTACTCCAAATGCTGCTACCCTGCTTCCAAAAGTAATTAGCAACATCGTAAAAGAAGCGGGAGAGCCACTTCTGATAGGTACGTCCTTACTTCAGCGTATCAACTATTCATATGGTCAGACTATCACATTCCCTGCCGTAGGCGGAATGGTAGCTGCAGATATAGCTGAAGGTCAGGAATATCCAATCAGGGGTCTTGCAAGAGAAGGAGCCACTGTAACAGCGACTGTTGGTAAGTCAGGTCTCGCGGTTCAAGTAACCGACGAAATGATCAGATATAGCCAATTTGATGTGATAGGAATGCATCTTAGAGAAGCTGGTAGAGCGCTAGCCAGACACAAAGAAGTGAAAATCTTCAACTATGTAAACAGCATGGGTCTAACAACTCATGACAACCTGAATCCTGCTGATTCTATATTCGGAACAACAACAGGTAGAGCTATGGATGGAGCCGGAAACGGATCTATTACTATGGACGATATCTTTGATGCTTACGGACAGATTATCACACAAGGATTCACACCTAACACATTGCTTATGCATCCATTGACATGGGTAATGTTTGTTAAGGATCCGGTTCTTAGAGCCTTCGCTCTTGCTTCTGGTGGTGGAGTATTCTTCGCTACATGGAATGGAAGTGGCGCTGGTCAAGCAAACTGGAGCGATCCTCTGGGAGTATCTCCTGGACAGAGCATTATGCCTGGTGGAAATGCAGCTGGAGAAGGTGCGAGTGCGCTTAACGCTTACTCTCAACAAATCACTTCAGCTCCTAAGCTACCTAGCTATTTCAATGTTCCAATGAGGATAATCGTTTCTCCGTTTGTTCCTTATGATCCTAAGAACAAGCTTACAGACATCATGATGTTCGATTCATCTGAGCTTGGTGTACTTGTCGTAGACGAGGACATCTCTACTGAAGAGTTTAACGATCCTTCAGTTGATATCAGAAAGATCAAGCTTCGTGAAAGGTATGGTATAGCTATTCTTAACGAAGGTCATGCTATCGGTGTAATGAGAAACGTAAGAGTTGTTCCGAACGAAATTGTTCTACCAGCTCAAACCGTAATCAATTCAACTGGTACTGTTGATCCGCTAGTTAGAACAGACGCAATAACTCTGTAATAGGGTTGCATAAGAAGTAATCTATGTTATATTAGTGGTAGGTGGACTTCGGTCCACCGCCACTTTATATATTTCATGGAGGAAAAAAAATTATGTTACTTGAACTTTCAGATAGAGCAACGCTTTGGTATCACGGGGATATTCATTTTTCTTTTGCCGATAAAGGTCCAAAAGATATAGATGTAGATTCACTTGATGATCAAGCAAAAATACTACTGCAGAATGCTATTAATTTCGGGATTTTACTTAAGTCTAACCCTGATGACGCCACTGTAGATAACGTAAAAGTAGATGAACCTGATAAGAAGTCTGTTGTGGAAAACAGAGCAGAAAGCTTAATCAGTAGAGCTAAGACCCACTTGAAAGGCAGTGCCAAAACTATTGTAGCCTGGTCTAAGAAACAAGGTGTACAAGCTGGCCCACAAATATTGGAAGCCATGCTTAAGATAGAAAAAAGCAAGCAAAAGAGAAAGGGTGTTATTGGAGCTATCGAAAAGGCGTTAGAGAAAACAGGAGGAGTATCAACTGTACTAGACGATGAGGATGATTCTGAAACAATAGAGATTAAGGTAGGTTAACTTAAAGGCGGTCTTAAAGAATGGCTACAGTAGAGATTGAATCTGTCCACCCGTTAGACGGTTCTTTAGGACTTCCACTTCAAACACAAGTATCGGTTGTCTTTAACCAGTTAATGGATGAGACAACTATTACTAGTTCAACATTTCTGGTCTCCGGACCAGATACTTCTAACTGGGAAACTCCCGGTGTAAGAATAATAGATAATGAGTCACCTGAAAATGTCCTCCTTGAGTTCAATGGAGAGGCATACTTAGATGGCGCTATTTCTTTTACACAGGAGAGTATACAAGGATCACCTGTAACACGGGCGATCTTTACTCCTACAAAACCACTAGTTGCAAATACAGAATATGTCATCTACCTAACCGGTGATGAAGGAATTGAGGATGCAATAGTTCCTCCTGTTTCTGCTATAGACTCTACAGTTTTACTTGGAACATATATATGGACATTCACTTCTGGAAGCGGAAGTGTTGTTGATGTTCCAACTGAAGCGTCAACAGCTGTATCTGTTCCACCATCAGTAGACACATCGTCAACTGTAAGTGAACCATTTGCATTACTTAGTAGCGTACCTGATAGTAGGGCAACCAACCTAGATATATCTACGGACACAATTGTCTTAAACTTTAACCGCTATGTCGACAGTGCCACAGTGGATTCAGCAATCTCAATAGTTGCAGAATCTGTTAATGGTGATATGTCTATACCTGCGACGGGTACTATTTCATTTGTAAGTTCAACAAGCGAAAAACAAGTAACAATTACTCTTACAGCTGCTCTTATGCAGAACAATGTAGTAGATGTTATAATTGGAAGAAGCTTGTCGGACACAGATGGTAACCCATTAGTGGCTAGTGATTATTCGTTCTATTTTACTACTACATATAATCCGTTATATGTTAGCACTAGAAGAATAAGAATGGAGATAGGAGGTTTCTTATCCGGAATACCTGACGACACTATTAATCTTGCTATCTTTGAAGCTAGCAGGACAGCAGATGCTATCGCATGGACAGGAAGCGTAACTAATCAGACTTATTTTGATATGGTTAAGAGAAGCTTTGTTATATGTGAAGCAGCTGGAATACTGTTGCAAGGCATTTCTATGGATGGAGGAATAGCAAGTAAAAAGCTTGGTGACTTCTCTGTAGAGTATGATACTGGTCATATGCCAAGAATTCTTGATAGGCTTGCTGACTGTGTGGACAAGTGGGAACCACTGCTAATGAGTGGAGGAAATCAGAAAGATTTCACAATGGCTGTGAAAGGTAGATATGATCCTAACCGTCCTGTAATCGGAAGAGTATGGGAAAAGGAATCTGGATCTATCCCTGGAGCAAACAGTAAGGAATCACACTACTTCAGATGGAGAAATACTTGGGAGTCTAGGTAATGGGAAACTTTGACCTATACGGAAACAATATTAATCTACAAGTAGATATGGACAACTTTATTTTTGGGTCGGGTTCAGAAGCCCCCAAAGGTAAAGATTTAATATATAGAAGAATAAGAAAGGACGCAGATAATAACTCTACTAAATGCGTCTGTGTTAGTGACACGAGTGGTGAGCCAGATAGGGATACTTATTGCCCATACTGTCTTGGTTCCAAGTACTATTGGGATGAAGAATTTGTAAAGGCATATTGGTATCGTCCTGGCCCAGATGATAGTGTTATTTTTTACTTTAACCATGATGTTGCACCGTCAGGTATAGACGAACTAATAATGGTAAGTCTTAACGATGATGGAACAATAGTAACACCAATCAATAGAGTAAAAATATACAATATCGTTTCAGTTGATTTCCTTAGAGGAGATCATGCAAGATTGGCATACTATAGAGTTATAGGAGCGCCAATGAACAGAAGATACTTAGGACCGTAATGGCTATTGAACTTTTACCAAATTTACCTGAAGGACTTGAAGGTCAAACTCCAAGAGTTATCGCTAATCATATAGCTGGCGGTATACAGACTGCTGCTGGACAACCAGCATCAAGGACTATTGGAATAGCTAAGGATATTAGTGAGTTTTATGATCTAGTAAAAGAAGCTATAACTCATTCTGAAAATGAATCTAGAGTTAGCGAAGAAAGAAAGGTTGACTTTACTAGAGATTATTCTTTGGGTCCAGGTGGTATGAAAAATGAGATAATAACATATAAGCTAACAAAAAGACAGCCTGGAGACTTTAGTCAGGGCGAGCCTTTTGGCGGATCTGTAAAAAATCTCAAGCCAATTTTTAGAGAGTCTCTTGATGACCCAGATAATCCGACATATAAGAAGCTTATATTTGGATACTGGTATGACAATGAGGTACAGTTTACTTGTTATGGACGTACGAATAAGGAAGCTGACGAAAGAGCATTGTGGTTTGAAAAGATGATGAATAATTATTTATGGTTTTTTAGGTATTCTGGTATCAATCGTGTTTTATATTTGGGAAGAGGGGAAGAAACATCGGAAAAATTCGATGGTTATACAATATTTGGGAGATCAATAAAAATTTTCGTTAAGACTGAGGAGATCTCAGTTATTAGTGAAAAGGCGATTGAACAAATAGTGCTCAATTTGAGCATATCACAATAAAAAGAAAAAAGGAGGACTTTTAATAATGGCTTTTGAGAACTTACCTGGCGTTTTCAGCGAAAAGGTCGACGGTGGCTTGGATATTTTTCAGGCTCAAGTTGCGCCACAAACTGTAGTACTTGGTACTTCGGCTAAGGGAGCAGCAAACGAATTGACCAGAGTCATTAGAACAGCTGACATCGTAGCTCAATACGGGCTCGATGGAACTCTAACTAGAGGAATGTACGAAGTTAAAGATGGTGGTGCATCCAACATAAGAGTCTACAGAATGGGAGCTACTTCTGCTAAAGCGGAAGGAGTAGGTAACACTGCTTTCTCATCATCTGGAGACCCTGGATACATCATTGAAACTTCTGACAAAGACGACACAGCAGGAACACAGTACGCGGTTCATTTTGACCCAACTACAAACGGTACTGCTGGTCTACTTAAAGTATGGAGAAGTTCTGATGACTTCCTAGTGTATAGCAACGAAGAAGGTGAAGAGATTGATACTCTTGACGTAATCGTTTCTGGATCACTATTGGGAGGAACAACAACCGATTCTGGAATCGGTACTGACAGTGCAGCTGGAGCTATCGCTCTAGAGGACATTGCCAAAGATAGTATAGCAGCTTACACAGTTGAAACGGATGAAGTACTAGTATTTGATGCTTTTGGTGATCCTGAAAGTACACTTGTAGCACTTGGAACCATTCCTGTTGGCGACAGCCCAGGAGTTGTACCTGTATTCGGTGGAACAGACGTTGCAGAATTTGTAACAGAAGTTGACACAGCAGCTCTTGTTCTTGCAGCTGGAGATTACCATATTGATTACACAACTGGTGTGATAACTATGTCTGGTGATCAAACAGCACTAGATGCTACTGTAACATACTACCACACGTATACACCATTCGTGGTTAGTACAGCTGGTACAGATGGAACTAATCCATCTAAGATGGAGCAGTATGAGAATCTTGCTTATGCGTATAGCGCACTAGAGAATGAAAGAGTAGACATGGTTGTTCCGATGGATGTATATCTTGACGACAACAACGTTGTTGACCTGACTTCTGGTCAGATCACGACACTTGACCTTGCTTCGATTTCTGATTATCCTACAGCTGGTAATGAGCAAGACATACTTGGTAAAGTGTTTACTGAAGAGTATCTTGGAGAGACATATTTCTACTGGGATACTGACGATGACGGAGAAGCTAATATCTTCCCTGCCGTTGGAGCTGCAAGTGCAACGACTAGCATTGATGGAAGTGACATAACAGGCTCTTTCATAGAGGTTAACTTTGCATATCAGCTAGCTAACTTCTGTTTCACTATGTCTGTAAACAATAACGAGTGTATAGGAACAATAGGTACTCTACCTCCTCAAAGCTTTGGCCCAAGGGACATTGCAAGATGGGTTGGTAACCTACCAGACTACACAGTTAATGATGACGGAACTAGCGTAATCTTTGATGCTGGAGACGATGGTACTGGACTACTTGGAAACAAGTTTATGTCAGGATCAGCCGGCTACAGAGGTGGTGATGCATTTGGTGGATTCATAGCAACTGATTCAGGAAACCTTGGTGGAAGCGAGCTCTTAGATCAGAACAACGAATTTGTTGATATTGGAAAATACATATCAATAACTCCTAGTTATGTTAGGCTGGCAAATCAGTGGACTAGTAATGTTAATGGATATTTGAGTAATACAGCACCTAGTTATGCTGGATTCATTATGTCTCTTGACTCTAAGTCTGCACCAACAAACAAAGTAGTTCCTAGGGTAAGAGCTATTCATGGACTGAATAACACGGTTCTTGATGATCTTGCTGGAGTCAAATATACAATGTTTGCTCAGAGACCTAAAGGAACAGTTGTTGTTGACGCTCCAACTGCTGCTAGACAGAGCTCAGACTATAATAGACTGTCAACAGTTAGAATCGTAAAAGAGTCTATCGACGTTGTAAGGTCTGTTGCTGATCCATTCGTTGGAGAGGCTAATACTGCGCAAAGAAGAGCTGCACTTGAAACTGCTGTGGATGCTGGACTTGGTATACTTCAAAGACAAGGATACCTGCAAGACTTCCAGTTGACTGTGTCTTCTACTCCTCAACAGCAAGTACAGGGCGATGCCACAATAGAGCTAGTTCTTGTTCCTGCTTTCGAGTTGAGACAGATCACAATAGTACTGTCACTTAGCGCACTACTATAATAAAGGAGGAAAATAGAAATGGCAGAACAAGCATATAACTCGTTTAGTGGAGTAGACATAACAGCTGTCTTTGGCAGCAAAGTTATTGGAGCCTTACAAGGCATCAGCTACTCTGTGACGAGGGAAAAAGCGCCCATTTACACAATGGGATCTCCTGACCCTAGAGCTTTCTCTAGAGGAAAGAGAGGTATCGCAGGTTCCCTTATCTTTACGATGTTTGATAGAAACGCACTACTTGAAGAAATGAGAGATCTTCAGTTTGCAGGCGAGATATCAGATCCTAAGCCTCCTGGTTCACAGGTAACAGGCAACAGGACTGAAGCAGTTAACACTCCTCTTGGTGCAACCGGTCTTACTGGTGCTGGACAAGTCCAGGCTGGTGAGCAGGACATAACCCAAGCAGGGGCGCAGAAACAAGCTTTCACGCCTTGGTATACTGACCAGATGCTACCGTTTGATGTAACTCTTAGCGCAGCGAATGAGTACGGGGCAGTATCTGTAATGAGGATCTACGGAGTTGAAATACTCAACGAAGGATATGGAATCAGTATTGATGACATAGTCTCCGAGCAACAGTACACGTACGTATGTCGTGGAATTGCTCCTTGGACTGCTCAGGATTCCATCGTTCTAGGTACTAGCACTGGTGTCTAACACGTAGTACAATAGTATAGTTTTAATAATAAAGCGGCCAAGCCATTTTTGGCTGGCCGCTTCTTTTTATGGAGATGAGTGTGGCAGGAGAAGGTAAAATAACACCTGGAGCAGCAACCCTTGCTGCTGATAAAGGCATAGAATATACTCCAACTGGAGAGATATCAGCTGAAGCTACATACGATGTATATAGTGGAGCCGATATTAAAGCCATAATCCACATCCCACCTGGCTTCATAAAAAATGATGACCCTGATTCTGCAGAAGATATAGCTGTAGATTATAGTAAACCACTTGTCCTTGGTGATGTTCAAACATTAAGCTACTCTATCTATAGAGAGAAGTATCCTGTTAGAGCTATTGGAATGGGATATCCTAAAGGGTTCACAAGAGGTCCACGTACAATTTCCGGGACAATAATCTTCACCATGTTTAATAAGCAGGTACTCTATGACGTGTTTTCTAGGATCAAAGCAGACACAAGTCAAGACGTATCTACTCCACTTATAGATCAGTTGCCTAGGTTTGATATAACTATAACTTTTGCTAATGAGTATGGAGCTGTTTCTAATCTTGTTATATACGGTGTGGAATTATTCTCAGAAGGAATAACAATGTCAATAGATGACTACTTCACAGAAAATGTAGTTCAGTATTTAGCTACAGATATTAGGCCTATGCTTCCAGATGAAGATAGCTCTAAGAGACTTCAAATAACAAATGCTCTTAGTGCAAGTGATCTTATGATGCAAGAGATGTCTGAAGAAGCAAATAGGGAATCACGAATGAAAGGACTTAAATTCTAATGGCACCTAAATTACCAAGTAGAGAGTATGGCTCCAAGCCATCTAATAAAAACATAAGTCCAGGCAAACAGACATACGACTATGATCATTATAGTGGTGCTAATGTATCGCTGTATATTGGCGACATATGGGTAGACGAGATAACATCTATCAAGTATCAGATTGAGCAACAGAAGAGACCTATATATGGATACGCATCGTATCATTGGGATTTTGTTGCAAAGGGAACTTCAATGGTTACTGGAATGTTTACAATAAACTTTAAAGAATCAGGTTACTTGTATTATGTTCTTAAGAGGCTTCAGGATGCAGGAGCAAATGCACACCTGACACCTACTGAACTTGCACAAGGCTCAACATCAGTGACGAACCCAATAGATAGAAATACAATAGAAAGGTTTCTTGAGAAACCAATGGATCAATTAAAATATCAAGATATAGCAGACATAGCAAGTTTGCCAGATGCTAAATTTGAAAACTATGCTGAAGCATTTGAAGATAGGGTTTGGGGTAGCACCGGTGAAACTCTTGATTCTGTATCTTCTGCAGAACATAGAAGAGTTGACCATATGGAGTCGTTTGATATATTTTTAACATATGGAAACATGGACGATCAGACATCAAACCATACTGTAAAAAGAATACAGAAGGTTGAGTTAATAGGACAGTCACAACTTGTAGAAGTAAGCGGAGAGCCAATACAAGAGGCATACACTTTTATTGCTAGAGATGTTATATAGGGGTTTACAAATTTAACTTTTATAATATAATAACTATATAAACCCTTAGGAGGAAATAATGGATCCAATAAATCAAGCAGTAGAAGAGAAAGCACCAGAAGCGCCAGCAGAATACGCAGAGCCACAAGTTGACAGTGTGACAGAGGAAGAAGCAGAAGTGCCAGCCATGGACATATATGGGCTTCTCAGTTCTATTCCTGAAGCTCCATCAAAAGAAAAGATCGAAATGTGGAAAAAAAGCACAGATGTAGAGGCATCAGTATTTAGTGAGACTGAAGTATATATCTGGAGACCGATCACATGGCACGAATATAAAACTTTACAACAGTCTGCCGCAGAGAATGCGCAGAATCCAAATTTCTTTGACGAACAGATACTGTATAAGTGTGTGTTATGGCCAAAGATTCTACCTGAAACAATGCCAGTACTAAAAGGCGGAACAGTTCCAACTCTTGCTCAGCAAATCATGGAGGGGTCAAACTTTATTCCTCCTCAAATGGCTATGAACCTAGTTGTCAAGCTGTAATGGTAAATGAGTCACTATCTAATAGATGCAAAATTAAAGTACGGAGACCTGTATAGGTATAGCTCTCTAGACCAGGAAGTAGTCGTAACGTATAGACTACTAACATGGAAAGAGTATACGTCTTATATAGAGCTGCTTGAATCAGATGCTCTACCAAGGTCAGTAGTAGAAGAGCAAATATTTAGTAGTTGCGTACTAGACAAGGCTTATGCTGCAAATATAGATTCTCTTTTGGCCGGGGATATTTTAACATTAGTTAATCTTATCCTTGTGCAATCAGGACCTCAAACAGAAGCTGATGTTGCTGACAAGCTAGAGGAGAAGCGTAGCAAGCTATACAGTCTAAACAGCCAGATAGTATCACTTATATGTATGGCGTTTCCAGGCCTTAAACCAGAAGAGATAATCTCTATGTCTTGGGACAAGGTTGCAGGAATGCTAGCTTTAGCAGAAAGTATATTACTTGAAAGTGGAAGGCTAAAAGAACCAATACAAATGGGCGCTACATCTACTAGAAAGAAAGTTAAGCACAAAAGAGTAGACACATCAAAAGCGAACAAGGATTTGTCTGATGCTAACTTTAAGCCTCCTCCAGGAGACTGGAATTTGGATAGGATGAGATCTCAATAACACAAGGGAGACTTACTTTATAGTTTGTCTCCCTTTTTTGTGGAGAGTATATGTCAAGACCAGACATACCAGGATACCCAATAAATCAAATTAGTTCTTCGCAGGATCCAAATGTGACCTCTGCACAGGACTTACGTAGACGTTCGTCTGAGCCAATAGTATGGGCAGGAGGAAGGCAGCGCCCAGTCTTGTCTGAAGGAGAACAGAGGTCTATACTTGGTAGCAGCCTTGCTGTAGGTGCAGGAGTGTTTGCTGCAGGAGCGTTGCCATACAAGAGTGGAAGAGTATGGGACGCATACATACGTGGAGCTCAGGCTGTAGAGCGTATGTCTCCAGGCAGAATCCTGTCTACATATCGTGCCAGCGAGATACTTAGTCCACTAGGAACATTAGACACAAAGTTAGGCTCTGTATCAGCTGGCAACTTAGCCTGGGGTCCTGACTTTTGGAAAGACAAATCAAGGCAGACATACCTAGAAAAGCTAGTAGGTAAAAGCTTATTCCAAAAACATAGAGCAGATATTCTTGATACAGGAGTAATCCTTGATACTGCAACCGGTAAACTTAAGACAGCAACAACCGGCGCCACTCTTTTAAATAGAGCAACAAAACTAAGTGCACACTCAGTAACAGGCCAAGCTGAATTCTATAAGAACTACGCTAGGTCTATAAATGCTCCAGGTCTAAACTTTGTAGACGAGAGTGTTAAGTATCTTCCGATAGGAGGAAAGAGTATAGGTCAAGCATATTCTAGGTTTGGCTATGCACTAGCAACAGAACAAGTCAACAGGATATTAAGAGTAGTTCCTACTGAAATTGCTGAACTACCTATTATCAGAGGATATAAAGAAAAGCTTGCAGAGAAGCTTGGCCCTAAAATAGAAGGGTCACGTTACCAAAAAGGTTTCAGGAAAGTATTTCCAGCATTTGAGGCAGGATCAGCACATCAGACTATAAGTAGGTATCTGATGAAGAGGGTTCTTCCTGCTGTAGCAGTATGGAAAGGCGTAGAATTAGCCAACTATATGACTGGAGGAGCTCTTTCAGGGTCAGTATATGGAGCATACAAGTTTGCAAGAATAGGCAAAGCAAAGCTTATGGAAGCTACTGGAATGCAGCAGCTTGCAGAGAGACAGGAAGAGATAGCTCCTGGTTCAACAAGTCTGCTTGGTCTTGCTGCGTTTCCAGCAGGTGGAGCTCTACTTGGATTTGGTGCATATGGCGCTAGGATGTACCGTACTGTTGCTGGTTCAAAAAAACATGGTATGGCAGAATCTGCAAGACTTGCACTTGAACACTTTAAGAAAGAGGACTACAGTGTAGGATTCGGGTTAGGGAAAAAGCTAGGTTTCGAAAGCCTAAAGAAGAGAACTCTTTCTAGCGCAATGAGAAGAACCGGAGCAATAGCCGGACTATTATATGCGTTACCATTCTTGCCAGGAGCAATTGCTGGAACTGACACATCAGAAGAGCTAAGCGCCATATACAGTGGTGAAAAAGAAGTTGCCATTAAAAAGGGTAGATGGTGGGAGATGGGAAGGTCTTCATTTGAAGGCGGTAAGATACAGTACTTCAGACAGCATTTTATCCCAATGTCTGAGAAGAAGGCAAAAGTAAAAGCTATCTACGGTAGTCAGTTTGATAAGATGCGACATGATCCACTCTTTAATCCTGTTGGATTTTTGATGGATCCTTATGCTTGGGAAAAGGAACACTATTATGAGTTCCCGTTCCCTATGACCAGCCCTGCATTTGAAGATGTTCCGTTCATAGGACCAGCACTAGCAGCAACACTTGGACAGATTATTAAGCCTTCAAAGATAATGCATGCTCAAGAATGGATGACACCTATGGGACCATCTTTCGGACCTGCAGGAATATACCAAGAAGGACAAGGTCCAATTCAAGTTGACCAAGCTGGTAGAAGCATTGAGGGATATGGATATGGAGAAGGTGGATTTGCAGTAAGAAGACTCCCTCAACCATTCGGACAGACTACTGCATATGATCTTGGTGAGATACCAAAAGGTGCACCGGTGGATCCATATAGTCCAACGCAGACATTTGGTGAGCAAGCATACAGGCTCACAGAAATGTTCGGTCTTACTGGATTTACAGCTGGGTCTATAAAGGAGAAGCTTACTGGACGGGCAGAATTTTATGATCAATATGAAAGACTTGAAACATCTAGGCGTGCCACAGGTATAGAAAGAGCATACTGGGATATGCAGATTGGTGGAGGATTCCTTTCTACCGAGCTATATAGAAGAATGTTTCCTCATAAGAGGAATCAGATAGACTTCTATAATACGATAAAGAATATGCAGCCTTCATGGATGCCTGGACCAGGAGAACCATCTCCAGATTTTCAGCATGGCTTTGCTTTTGGAAAGATCTTAGAAGGAGAAGTAAGACTTCCAGGTAGAGGATACGCAGCACTGTATCCAGAGCTAGAAGGAGTTGCACCTGAAGATTACTCTGTAATGCATCGTTACAAGATACTTCAGGATGTTGCACCGTATTCTGCTCAAGCTAAGTTTTACAAGAAGACTATTGAAGCGATACGTAAACAAGGTGGCCTTACAGAGCAAGAAGAAGTAATGTATCAAACGATACGTGAGCAGAGACAGCAGATAAAAGAGTCTCTTCAGCCTTTTGGTCAGACTAGACATAGGTTCATAGAGCAAGACACAAAGACTCAGACAGTAACTGTAAAGAGGATGATTGAGCCTGGTAAGTTTGAGATACAGGAGATGCCAGGTGTTGTGATATCTATGGCCGGCATAAAGACTTCTCAGGCTGCGCTGTCAAGATTAGCTATAACAGAACATAATGAAATAACAAAAGAAGAAGCAGGTATACGAGCTAATATAAAGAGAGCAAAAGCATCGCAACTACTAAAGGAAACTGGAATGCTACCAGGATCTAAAGTAGAGATAGAAATGGGCGCAGATGTTTTAAGGCAATATTCAAAGACAGGATCAGATACTCCAGAGATAAGAGCTGTAGTAAGAACTCAAGAGGGAGTAAACTTAAACAGAATGCTTATGGATGCTCAGGTTGCAGAATATGATAAAGCCTCTGCTGGTGTCCTAGAAGGACAAGTAGCATTCAGTAAACTTGAGAGAGCTATAGGAACGTACTGGGAAGCAGGAGCTAAAGCACTAGATCAGCCTACAGAGTTCATAACTCCATTTGCTCCTGGGCATAAGTTCTTATTTGGTAAGACAAGAACAGCTACTGAGACGTATGCAGCTTCTCAAGCATATGGAACTACAAGTGCATTCTGGGATAAGCCATGGGAGAACTTCCTAAGGCCGGCCATGAGGATGTTTGGGTATAAGTATCTAGGCATGGATGAGTTACCTGCCAATATACAAAAAAGAAACGAGATAGAAGAGTACTATGATAAGCTTGACTATGTAAAGTATACAAAGTTAAAAAATGAAGCCGCAGCAAAAGGTGACACGGAAGCTGCTTCAGAGTATGAGCTGAAAAGAAACAGGACTGCATTTGGAGCAGATCCATATGGTAATCCTATAAATGCTCTTCTTGCTATGCAGAAAAGAGACAAGCCTTATTTTGATGCATTTGTAAAAGCATCAAGCGAAGCTGAAAGAGATGAGATAATGACAATGCTCCCTAAGTATGAACATCACTTAGTTAGAGCCAGATGGAATGTTGATCTTATTAGGCAGATACATGCAGAAAGAAAAGTAAAGGGATCTTTGTCTCCTGAGCAGAACGAGATGCTAACTCAGCTTCAACAAGAAAGAGCTGCAGAAGGTCAGGCTGTGGGTGCAGAGGACATTGCTGCGTACAAGTCTTATATGAGAGGAGCAGGTGAAGATGGAATGCAGGATTATGCAGACTTTCAGAGAGAGAGGACATTGGCTGAGTACTTTGAGAACAAGCCTCTTCCTCGTGCAGACTGGGTAGGATGGCATCCACAAGCAGACCTAGAAGACATTAAGCTTACCTCTGTTAATAATGCAGGACTGGATATGCACGATTTTAACCTCTGGGAATCAAGAGAGAAGACTTTACCGTACAAGCCATATATAGATGAAGAAGCTATGAGCCAAGTAATGGCAATAGATCAAGATATGTCTTCGTCAGATATACAGGCAACATTGCATGATATACTAGCTACTTATGGCATAAATGATGTTAATATTACAGTAGACAAATTACACTTGGATGATCCAAAGAACCTTATAGACTTAGACATAACTAGAGACTCTCTACAGACTGGCTTCGACCAGGCACAAAAAGAAGGCTGGATTTAATGGGAATAGGAAAAACAGAATCAAAGAGAAGGGATAAGTTATTCCTTTCAAGAGTAAGTAATCGTAATCTCAACTATAACAATAGAGTTTTGCTTAGCGGCGCTAAGACTGCGCCTGAGTATGCTAATAGTGCTAGTCTATACCGTCAGAATGTTATAGCTAATACCAGGATCAATGCTCTAAAAGGCAACGTAAGCACGCAGTCTAATATACATGACATACTTAAATCTGTTACGACTCATGAGATATCAGGGATGAGCACGAATGAGCTTCATAGACAGATGGAGTACGGTACAAGGTTAGCGCTTAGCTCAACATTTAAAGAGTTGTCTCCAAAAGAGATATCAGCTTTGATTGTTTCAAGAGGTCTGCTAGACCCTACGACTGCAATGTCAGAGCTTCAAGCTTTGTCTATAGAAACTCAAAAACCATCGCTAATGGCTAATCTTAGTAAGCAGTTTGGCCTTATAGGCAAGAGAAACATCTCAAACATGTCTACAAAGTATAGCTTTTCAGACGTTACCCCATCACCATTAAGAGGAGAAAGGTATCACAAAAGAGCTGGCGTACTACACCAGAAGCTATCTCAAGCAATAACTGGCCAAGCTACTGGCTTTAATGTGGCTGAGGATTTTAGGGTTCGTAATGTGGCAGGTGCTCCAGTTGTAGAGCTGGACATAATGAAAGGTGGAAAAAAAATACCATTAACGTTGCCATTGACAGGAAGGATGCCTCTTAATAATGCTAATTATTTCGTGTATGGATTGTTTGATCCAATTAAGAATCAAGCAAGAGGCGGGAAGCCCTTAACATTTGCAGATCATATTATTAATGAGCTAGTGGAAAAAGGTGGACTTCTTGATAAGTGGGACAATGGTAAGTTTCACTTTGGTAATACAGGACAGCAATCTCTAAACAAGCTTAGAGGGCTTTACTCTGGATATTTTCCTAATGTTATGCCGGCTCCAAAAGGAACTGGAATGAGAGCAGCTTGGGAGGCAAAGTATGCATCAGCAGTTAATATAGAAATAGCTCAAGGTTCTACAGCTGAACAGACTATGGGTACAGCCATTAAGAAAAGGGGCTACTTTGCAGGGACTAAGCAAGAGGTGGTGTCTGTAGATGCAGCAAAAGGAATGCGTGCAATGCAAGCAATTCAGGTTCACAAGGGAGTAGACGTGTCTAAGTGGGTTCCATTTGGATCTGGTGATAGTGGGGTAATGAACTGGTCAAGAAAGCCGCTGAACATGATGAGAAATGAGCTCTACATGACAGAGAGCGCTATCGGTGAAGCACAAAGATACCAGGCACAAAGAGGTGTAAGATCACTTGTTACTAGCCAGGGTGCAATAGACATGGCAGACAAACGTAACTTGAGCGCGGCTGTTCTTTATACTCCAAAAGGAGCAATGCCATCACGTTTTGGTGAAGGTGAAGCTATGGCTAGATCAACTATAACTGATATACTAGAGCTAGAGCAAGAGCGTCATTTTAAGATATCAGCAGCCCCAGGATCAATTCCAATAGCTGAGCAGATACTAGAGGCAGAAAGAACCGGTAAAAGAGTGAGTCTTCCAAAGGGAGCATCACTAGGAATGGGATTCCAAACATTAAGAGAGGTCACCGCTAAAGGTGTGACAACGTATGCTTCTGATGATATGGGTGCGTTAGTATCATCAACTGGACTTGGAGGAGATGTTACAGAAGAGATAATATCTGCTAAACATACTGCTGACTCTGACTACCTACATGTAGTTACAAGAAGAATGATACGTGGACACTCTGGAGTAAAAGTGTTTGAAGATCTTAAGCATACTCTTATGAGTAGGGGTGTAGAGGAGTTTGAAAGAGAAGCTTACGAGATTGGGCTTGATAAAAAAGTTACAAACATGATGCTTAATAAGTATAACACTGACATCATTGTAGAAGGGGATATCCTATTCAAAGATCTTAGATTAAGAAGAACTCAAATGACAAGTGGCCTAAGACATGTAATGGCAGCCGCAGGCATAGATGACAAGTTTGTAAGCGATCCGCTTTATGTAGAGAAGATGAGTGGTAAACATGGAGTAGAGAAAGAGCTGCTTAAAGTTGCAAGAGGACAAGTAAAGAAAGGCACAATAGGAGCAGCAGGATTTGGAGCTGTCTTTGGAACGTACTTCAAGGAGCTAGGAGGATACAAGAAATCTGAAATGGCTATGGATGTCATAGAGGACATAGGTTTCTCAGCTAAAGAGCAAGCATGGATCAGAGGATCTAAAGGTGCAGCTCTTGGTATTGCTGGCATGACTCCAGGTGGAGGAGAGCTTGCAACAGACATAGGAAGAGGCACGTTCGAGCAAAGAGCCATATGGAAGATGATGGCAGAAGGAGAATACACTTCTGAGCTTGGTGGTATAATGGCAGGCAGAAGAAGGCTTGAAACCGGTGGTGCAATCTCTGAAGTAGAGAGAGCAGTAATGACAATGGCTGGCGATACAAGTGTGCTTACTGAACAGCAAATAGCTGGATCCAGAAAAATAGGAACTGGCATATTAGCTAAAGGTGTAGCTGGAAATATATTCGCACAAGAAGGAATGACTGTGCAAATACCAGAAAAATATAGATCAGCTATTCAGGGCGGGGAACATCTTTATCTCCCATCACATCTAGAGTTAAAATCAATGTCTCCATATGTAAGTGAAGCAACTGGAGAGAGAATGGCAGGAACAACTCTTAGCCAGTATGAGAAATTCCTCAAAATGATGGATGAGGGTGCAGAAGTAGAAGACGTAAAGAGGCAAGCTAGACAACTCAACATAACTCTATCTGAGCAGTATGCTGATCTTGCAGCAGGAAAACATAAGCTTACAGGTACGGCAAGAGTTCAGGTACAGAAGTTATATCAGGGGATTGGACCACAACCATTAGGGAATATGTTTACTGTAGAGACAAGCATGGACTTAATGGATAAGATGTGGGATGACATGCGACTTGCAGGAGCTGACAAAGGGTTCCTTAAAGAACAAAGAGCTGCATTTGAAGCAGGAGAAGAAGTCATGGGAATGGCTTGGAGACATCCTCAGGTTTCAAAGTTTAGTGCTATTCCTGTTAAGATGAGGCTTGGCCAGGATCTAGGTGGAGTAGGACATCACTTAAGGGCAGATGAGACAATGATGAAGGAGCTTTTCAGAGGTGACTTTGATGCCGACAGACTAGGCTTAGCTTCTGTGATGAACAAAAGGGAAGAGGACTCTCTTAGAAGGATGATTGGCGATTCAAACTTCCAGGCAGAGATCTCTGCGTATAGAAATGATTACAGCCTTGTTCAAGCTGCTAAACGTGGAGGAGCAAAGATTGATGCTCTAGAGCACTTTGATGTAATGGCGCAGAAGACCAAGCAGATGCTTGCTAATGAGATTGGTGGAGTTGACTATGCATATTCTCAAATCCTTAAGGGAGCAATAGCAACTGGAAAAAGAGAACTGATAGATGATGCAGCACTTCTATATGATTTTGTTCCTCAGGAATTGATATCAGCTAAGCACTTAACAGCAGCAGAAGCAGAAAATTTGACTGGCATATCTGAGAAGCTTCTTGGAGCTGTAACCGATATCAGCAAGGGGTATCAGGGTAGAAAAGCTGACGCACTGCAAACAATAATAGGGCGCTCGATAGCAAGTAGGTTTGATGTAGACCTACTAGAGAGTAGTGTATTATCTAGGCCACTGGAGACAGTTTTGACTGAATCTCTTGCAGGGCTTAAGGAAAAAGATATAGCTGAAGACTTTATGAACCTTGCTAAAAAGGGAGCGTATGATGCTAATACGATAGCCTTAGCAGAAGATCCAAGAAAAATGATGAGCATGATTAGAGAGTCAGAGATGTATTCCTCTATGGTTCCAGACTCAACTATAACTGAATCAATGCTTAGAAGGCCAAGGACAGATTCAGCAACTGAAAGCCTTATCTCAAATGTTAAAACAAAAATGAGATCAATGAGAGGTGGACCAGGAATGAGTGCCGGCCTTATAGCAGGAGCAACAGCTGTGGCTGGAGCAATGTTTTATTTAGCAGCAAGAGAAAGCACTCCATTTGGAGGATACAATATGATGGCTGCACCAGAAGGACGACCTATTGCTGCTCCATCAGGAACAGAGCTTCTTGTCCCTGAGATGAACTTCCAGGCAAAGCCTAGGTTTGTTACTCCTGATCAGGTACAAGGAAGAACAGGTATGCCTGAAGCTCCGAACCCAATACAACAGACACCTAGAGGAATGCTAAATCAAAATCAAACTCCAATGTCCAATGTAATAAAGATAAGGGGTAGGGATTCTGCAAATTCAGACTATAATGATATTACTAAGAAAATAGTTGAAAGCATGAAAATTCCATCTAGTGTGAACGTTAACGTAAATGATAACTCTAAACAAATAACTTCTGAAATGATAGACAGACTACTTGAAGGTGCATACTAATGGCAGATGAAAAAATAATATATGATCTTGCTATCAATGGGATAGAGCTTAAGGCTAATGCAACAAGGATACAGACACACAAGAGGAACGTTAACTCTTACAATCATGTGCTTAGACAAGGACCTCCAATAGGTGTTAGTTCTGGGAATGCTCAGTTCTGGATAACTGTTGAGCTGGCGTTTCCTAACTTAGACGAGATAAACAATACTCTGAGAACCTTGGTTGCGTGCTTTAAAGTATCACCATTCGTTCAACTTGCAAGCTCTTATATTGCCGGGGCAGCTTTTTCAGACGCATCATTATCAGGATCATTAGCTGGAACACTAAGTAACCTTAGCGTATACACAAAGCCAAATGAACCAAGATCACTATATGCAACCTTAGACATGATGATATTCAATCATGCACCATACACTAATGCTCTTAAGTTTAAGACGTATCCTTATGGTCCACAGCTCAGCCAAGAGTATGGAGCTGTAGCAGACATATCTAAGTCAAACGTTTACACTGGGCACCTAAAGACTATTCTGAAAACTGTGCCAAGAATAAGTGATGCAGACTTTGACACTCAGATAAGCTTTGATGAGCTTACACTTGTAAGCCCTCCTGTTGAAACAGGTCCGGAATCAGTACTAGATGCAGACATAGAAGATATAGGCAAGAACCTATTTAGAGTTAATATGAGTCATGCTAATTTCTCAGGAGCTATGCCAAAGATGAGCAGGATTTCATCTGGAGCTTTTGGATTAATGACTAGAGTTTATGGTGGAAGGGTTCCTATATCTAATATGTTCCTGTCTGTACTAGACATAGACTTCTATAATGATGAAGGTGAAGGTCTACTAGATCAACATAGAGCAGGTATTGCTTTTGATCTTGCTATGTTTAGTGGTAGTGGAGAGGAAAAAGCTGCTAAGTATAGAGCAGACAAAGACTACCAGAGGTTCGTTAAGGTAGCTTCTGAGTATGATTTTATTCCAGATACAAATGCTCCATGGCATTTTTCATATGTAAGCATGGAGACGGCTTCTAGAAATATTAATGATATGATAAAGGATAATAACACTGCAAACGTTGAAGGTGTCCTTAGCTCAAAAAGATATATTTCAGAGCATGCAGACTTCATAGAGGCTTACCAAGAGTTCCTTGTTGTACAGAAAAACAATGGATGGCTGCCAACCAGTGAAAGAAATACATTTAAAAAGAAAGCTATATATACGCTTCCGTCTTCAAGGAAATATAATGACGCAACAGATGCTGTTGTTACTAGCTTGAATGTTGCAATGACAAACAGTATAACGTCTATCCCGTTACTTGGTCACGAGTATCCAACTCATCAGTACCTAGGAGGAAAGCATGTTAGAGCTATATTCTCAGCAGAAGGTAAAAGAGGAGGAACGCTAGACGGTGTAAAGTTCGCACTAAATAGGGCGCATAAGAATGGACTAGAGTTTCATAAGGTAAAGAATGCAGCATCATTAACTATTTCAAACCCTGTAACAAAGATGCTAGGTCTTAATGCAGTATTAGGAGACAGCACTGAATCTTCTACTGTTCCTGGTAATCCTGAGATGGACATCTTTGTGTTTAGTTTGACTGAGCATGATCCATTCTTCGAGGAGAACTTGTCGCAAGAGCATGTGCTTGCTACAAATCAAATCAAAGATAGAGCATTCGCTATAATGAGGAACAAGAGATACTTTAAGTATAGCCCAATAACAGAGCTACATAGCGCTGCAACTTCAACTGTTGGGCTTTATGACCCTAAGACTGGAAAGTTTATAAAAAAAGATCAAGACCCTTCAAGGTACTCGCAACTAGAAGCAAAAGGAGTCGTAGCAGATGTAGCAGCAGCTATAGTGACTGGGATCCAGACATTACAAGTAGCAACAGATAAAGGAACATATACAGAAGGGTACAAGAGAGATTATGTAGAAACATTGCCAGACTATAACGCTCCTCTGTCAGTTTCAATAGATAAGGTTGCTAATATCCTAAATAACATTATACTTGATGAAGAAATAGATGAAAGGTATATCTCTGAAATGGGAGACCTACATGGTTTTGCAGACATGGTTATTCCTGAAATTGCAAAGAGAAAAGAAAAGACAGATAAAGATCTTGCAGATGCAAAATGGGATCCTGAGCTAGCAGCTCTTAGTGGTGGATTCTCTACAACAAGTGTACAGGCAGAATCTGCAGTAATTGAGCCAATAGACTACGGTAAGATTGCAGGTATATATTCAGATTTATCTGAAGTGTTCTGGGATATGCTACGAGGAGGAGTGTTTGATTTAAAACAGTTCAACGTCATTAGATCTGACATGGAAAAGGTTAGAAAAGCTTCTTTAGTTCCATGTTACCCAGATCTTAATCTTCCGTCTATAGATACGAATCCAAATTTTTACTATTACGAGGACATGAATGATGGTAAATTTACAGAGGACTTAGTAAGAGATATAGAGGGTTACCAGGATGACATACTTAAAATAGTCCACGATATGGAGGTAGCGCCTTATACTACTTCATCCACTGCCAAGAAAGAGCTTGGCCTAATTCCGCCTGATGTGTCTTCAGACTCACCAGCAGAGAATGGTGAGGCAAGGCCAGAAGAGTATGGCAAGGTTGAGACAAAAGACGATAAGACAAAGTATTTTGAGCTTAATCAAAACGACACTAAGACAACTCACAACTATGATGAAGCTAGTATTAGAGCTGTAATGGATAAGCATATTGCAAAGGTTAAGGATGATACTGGACATTACTCTATGAACAAGGCATTCCCTACTTACAAGATCTTCTTTATAGAGGAGGACTATGGTGAGGAATTCAACATACTTCCAAGGCTTAGCTTTGATGAGTTTTTTGGGTTCAATGCAGTCCATGATATAAAAGTTATAAGAAGCAGAAAAGTGCCGGCTGATCTTTGCATTATAAGCATGTCAAATGAATCAGGAAAGCTTAGTGATACTACTCAATATAATAATGGAAACCTTGACAAGTTCTATGAGGATAAGAATGAATCAAAAATAAACACTACACAAGAAAACCCTGTAGATGCATTACTGCTTAGACCTGGACAAAGAATACAGGTAAGACTAGGGTATGACAATAATCCTGAAAACCTTGACATAGTATTCAATGGGCAGATAGTAGAGGTACAGCCAGGTAAAGTTGTACAGATTGTATGTCAGAGCTACGCAACAGAGCTTGTTAGCCAGGTAAAAGGATTACATAGAGCAGAAAGTATAACTAAAGTTAAGGATAAGGTAACGTCAGGATTGATAAACTATGTTATGCAGGCGCCTGAGATTGTGCATTTTGGAAACAAGAGAAAGAATTGGTTTATATCTATGCTGGCATCATACGAGGATTTAGAAGATAGGGCAAATAGCCTCTACGGCCCAAACCTAAACCCAAGAGATGATAATGTTTTTGCACCTCAGCCTCATACGTATATAGCTAATATGGCTTTGTTAGATCCTTCTACATGGAACGAGGCTGTAGATATAGAGCTGTGGAATGGGTTAAAGTCAATGGCATGGGGAGCTGTAGAATGGGGAGGAACAGCTGCATTTGCAACAGCAAATCCGTATGCAGTTGGAACAGCAGCAGTGATTGGAGCAGGATTTAATGCAGATAAATTAGTAAAGAGATATGGAAATCTAGACTATAAGATACATCAAACTACCGTATGGGATATACTAAAAGAGATGGAGCTAAGGCATCCTGGTTGGGTAGCAAGTGTAGTTCCATATGGAAACAGAATGACATTGTTCTTTGGTACGCCTGATATGGAGTACTGGTACAGGCCTGACGATCTACTTGATAAGTCAAGGGTTAGTGAACTCGACAAGATGAAGGCAGCAGCCAATGATCCTGGAAAAGTATATACGGCATTGAGCCAATCAGTACACCTGCCAACACAGTATTCTGTAACTGATATTAAGTCTGGAGTTAAGCCAATATTCTATGGAGAAGAGCCAGGTGTGTTATCGTCAGAATTTGAAAAAAGAAAAGCTACTCAGGCACATAGGATAAAACCATTTAGAGATCATCATTATCTGAGTGATACTGTAAATATTATAGCAAATAATATAAGCGTAAATGCAGATGCGTACAATGCGGCAACAGTTCAATATGTAGAAGATGTTATGGAAGACGCTGACGACGAGACTGGACGTGTTAACTATGATTATGATAATTACGAAACTCTTAAGGCTGATGCAGACCTAAGAGATGAGACTGTTAACCTGTTATTTTCACAGCAGCCAAACTGTGAGAAGAAACATATGGCAAGAAGATATGCTCTTGGCCTTCTATTGAGACATATGAAAGATATGTATGGTGGTAGCATTACAGTGCTTGGGAATTCGGAGATTAAACCATATGACACGTGCCACATATTCGACAAGATAACAGATATGTACGGACCAGTAGAGGTAGAGCAGGTTGTTCATCATTTCTCACAGGAGACAGGGTTTATAACTGAGATAGTTCCAGACCTATGTGTATCTGGCAACCAGTACGCAACGCTTCCAATATCGCAAGCTATGTCACAGTTCTTTGGCGTATATGATATGATGGTATTCGGAGTTATGCTAGGTGGGCCTGGTTTAACTCTGTCTAGCAAAGGGTATGCAGCAGGTAAGGCGATTGCAGAGCTTGGAATCGGAGAGACAATAGCTGCAGCAGGACCAAAACTTGGAAAGCAAGTTGGGCCTACTATCGTAAAGGCGACTTCTCAGCTTAAGAGTGCTGGTAGTAAAGTGTCAATTGATGCAGCATTAAAAGTTACTAGCAAAGCAAAAGATACTGTATCTGCTAGTGCAACTAAGACATGGGATGCATTAAAAAGTAAGAAATTTTCAAAGGGGTTCTTCAAGCTGCTTGGCAAGGGAAGTAAGTTTATCGGTAAAGGAGGATGGCTAGGAATAGGAGCAGGTATACTATATGCTGCAGGTTCTTACTATGTGAAGAAGACACAGCTTAAGCAGCCAGTACTTATTCACCCACTTACACTAAACAAGAAGCCACTTGTTGGAGGTATAGAAGGATTTAAGCAAGACGACCTGAAGTCATCATTTATTGATGCTGGGTATTTATTTAGTGAAGGTGTCACAGATGCAAGAAAAGATGCAGAAGAGATGCTTAAGAATCTTGAGAAGCAAATTTTTTAATAGGCGGATTTTAGTATGGCAAAGAATAGAGGAAGGATAGGAGAGAATAAAAGGTCTGTTGAGCTCGAAGGAAGTAAGAGCTCTATGTCATCTGAAAAGAAAATCTATGGTACAATATCTAAGGTGTTCACAGATGAAGACGGAACATGGTCAAAACCGTTAGTGAAGGTTAGGTCTGAAGATTCCGGATTACTTTTAGGTGACGAAGAAGGATCCTGGTTAGAACTTGGTGAAGATCCAACTGATATAGCATTAAGGTTTGGTGAGCCTCAGTCTGGAGATAGGGTAGTTATAGTTTACAAGTCATCGCCATGGTTAGGGAAAGTATATATGGTTAGAGGCGATAATGCACAGTCGTATGGTGCGTCTGAGATTGGACAAGATGCATTTTTAATTTTTACTCCTGGAGAATAGTATGGCAAGAAAAAAGATATGGAAAAGTAGTCTTAGCGCTAGTGCTGGAATGTCCGTTAGTGAAGATGCGACTACTATGCAGTCTAGCAAGAGCAACTTTATAGTACTAACATCAGAAGGAACGTATCACGGTGGGAAGCATAGTTTTGTATGTGCTCCATCAGATATAAGGATAGGTGGTATGTGGACATTCAACGACAATATACTTAGCACCCTTCCATCAACAATAGTGACGCCGATACCTGTCCTAAGTAACTCGCAGCCACTATCTGGTGTTGCAAATATAACTACAACGGTTGCAGAATTAGCAGCCATGTTGATCTAGGAGGAAGTGATGCCTAAAAATCAGGACAGTATAGATTTGTTTTTCAATGGTGCAGGAGACATAGCAATAGATGGTGACAAGGATGTGGCATCTACCGAGCACGATATCCTATTGTCTCTTAAGCAGGAGATTAGAAATAGAGTAAAGAGTGATCTGTCTGACTGGGCTGTGCACCCATGGATAGGAGCAGGATTAACAGAAATAGTTGGTGAACCAAATTCAAAAGAAACAGCTGAGATAGGGAAAGAAAAGATACTGAATTCGCTAACTACAGGGGCTTTTATTGCTGCGCAAGATGTTAATATTACGTATATGCCAGTGAGCAAAGATGCTATAGCATACAGAATAAAAATTAGTGTTGAGCCAACAGAAGAAAACAATTATGCAGATGATATTAAACTAACACTAGTTTTAGATCTTAATAACGATAATATAGTAACTGTTTATTAGAGGTAAGCATGCCGATATCCAATTATCACGACGAAAATAAAATATTACAAAACACAATTGATACGCTTAGTGGAGACACTGGTATCACGCAGTTATCTCCTGGCGGAAAAGCAAGGGCAATCTTAGAGGCATTCGCTAGAGAGCAAGGCTCTTTAGCTGAGAGTTTTGATCTAGAGATGGCACAGGCATTCGTGAGAACATCTAACGGAGACAGTCTTGACTTAATAGGAGAGATAGTAGGTATAGTTAGATTAGAAGCTCAAAGCGCAGAGATAGATGCCGCACACAACAACATAAAGTTCTATGTTATATCTGGAACATTCGGAGATATAAACGATGGCGTCACAGCAACAGTTCCGGCGGGAACATTATTATATGCTAATCAGACCTCTATAGCCGGAAGCAGAACTACAGCAACATACAGACTAACAGCTAACGTAGATCTATTGCCAACTGCAACAGAAGCTTATGTGTCAGCAGTAAGCACACAGACCGGTACAAAGTCTACAGTAGGAATAGGAGCTATTAATACTCATGGGTACTCTGATTATGAGGACGTTGCTAACAGCACATTAAAGATAACTAACGTATCAGGAATAGTTGGAGGATCCAACAGAGAGTCAGATACAAACTTCAGGTACAGGGTTAGCAATGCTATAGTTGCATCAGAGGCAGCTAATATAATAGCTGTTAGGCTTGCAGCACTTGGAGTTGCAGGAGTTGCAGATGTAACTATGATTCCTTATGACAGAGGGTCAGGAACCTTTACAGTTCTTATTAAGGCTTTATATCCAATCGTATCAGATGCACTAATAGAGCAGGTGCAGCAAGCTATAAATAGAATTAAAGCTTTTGGCAACTCTGGAATATCAAGGGCGCCTAAAAACGTAGGGATACAGATGACTGTTACTCTTAGGTATAGGACGGAAATTACCGAAGATCAAAAAGTAACTCTAGAGACAGTTGTAGAGGACGAGATAATTAACTACTGCAACAACCTAGCAATAGGAGAAGAGTTTTCTACTCAGGAATTAATCAGAAGAATCCTTAATACTAGTAATCAGATTAAAAGCATAGGAACATCAAGTAAGCCTTTTGATGACATATATATCTATAGGGATTCAAGATTGTCAGACAATAGAGTGAAGCAGACTTTACTTGCAGATTACTCTGCGCACTTTGATGAGAGGGTGATTGTAGAGCAAAGCATAAGTTCACCAATAACAGTTAGGAGCGAGTAGTGTCAAAATACGCCTATGCAACACAGAGGCTTGCCAACTATATGCCATCATGGACTCTTGCCAGAAAGGATGCGCAGAGCTATTTTCAGCAGTTGATTAATCCTGTTGGGATTGAGATGGAAGACCTGAACAATAAAGCAAGAACTAACCTAAGTGGAAGATTTGTAAACACTACTAGTCTTGCTGAAGTAGACGTTACATACGAGACTAGACTAGGAAGAGATTTCGAAATACAGTATGACACAACAGACTTCAGGATTCCAAAGCCAATAGACCCTACCATCACAGTAGTTATAAATGATGGAGAAGATCCTGTAGAAGTGCCAATATCAGAAGACAATTCGATACAGTCATTTTGGTACGATGCAATACCAAACAGACTTACTGTAGACGCAGACATTCTGTCGTATAGCTCTGTGCTTGATGCAACTGAAATAGCACCAGGAAAGATTAAAGCTTTCAATGATATATATGAGGCCGGCTATCTCCATGTAACTATTGCTGACGGAACCGGTTTCGTAAATAATGAATCATCAGAGTTAGCCCATGTTAAAGTAACTGGAATCAACAGGAGAGGCATCCTAGATTCAGAAGTTATTCCGTATACATATAATGGAACAACGAGAACTCTCAAAGAGTGGAAAAGTCTTACTGAGATTGAGGTTATAAATATCGTACCAGATACAGCTACAGTGTCTATTGATGCTATAGAGTTTAACCATGAAGAGCTCCCATACTATGCGGAAAGATATGTTGATGAACTAGCATACGATAAGCAGTTATACATGGGCAAAGAAGAGTTGAGCGGTAAGACGTATCTGGACTACGAAGTATTTACTGCTAACACTGTGAATGATCTTCTTGGAGGACTTAACACAAAACATGAAGTTAGAAAGATAAAAATTATAGATGAGGTTGGCGATGAGATAACTGGTGTAGAAGATATAGCTTTGCAGCCAGATAGCACAAGGTGTATCGCTTTGACTGCTTCTAACATTATAATTTATGATCTAAGAAGTGATTATGTTGACGGCAAGAAGCTTGTAGGAAGAACTCCAGACGCATCAATACAGATTTTCTCTAGTCTAGATAGTGTGATAGAGGGTGACATAGTTAAGCTAAAGCCAAAACCATATGAGAGCATAAAGCAAATTATAAAGTATAAGTGGGATCTTGAGAAGCCAGATGGAACCAAGGTTACACTGATATACAATGCTTCCACCAAGTCGTTTGACGAAGTGACATATATAGTAGATGAAAATTATGATGGATGGAATAGAAACCCATATGAAACAACAGATCTAAACCACTTCTACAATAGGGATATTGAATACACAATAGACGACCATGGAGATTACATATGGACACTATCTGTAGAGTATCTCGATGGATCAAAAGATGTAGACAAGAGAATAGTTAGCTCAAGATTTACAGAGCCGATAGTTGTTCTGGCTCATGGAATCTCTAACCCGGTGGGAATTTCTTTTAATTCTGATTATGAATTGTATGTGCTTGATAATGTAGATAGTATACACAGAGTCAACTTACATCACGATACAGCTATGATAGATATAGATAGCAAGATAGTCTACACCAGAGAAGAGTACTTCTCAATAAGCGTGGGGTACTAATGGAACAAAAAACAAAAAACATATTTAATACGTTTGATGAGCATGGAGTATTGGTTGGCCTTGAAAGACTGAGAGGCGAGAAGAACAAGGACTATAAGCAAAGGCTTATGGACGTTGGAGTCAACAGGGCAAGCTCAACTTACACCGGTTTAATGAATGGTATCAATAGAGAGCTAGGGCTAACACCTTACGACACTATAGAGGTATTGGTATCTGGCGTGATTGCAGAAGGTGCAGTACCAGCAGTGTTCGTTGACCACGCAACTATAACTCTATATGAGGATTATGCTACAGGTGTAATAGATGTAGAGATAGAAATATACGATAAAGAAAAAGACAATTATGCACACAACATATCAGACGTTGTGATTGCTATAAATGCAAGCACTAATTTCAGCTGTACACTTGTAGATGCGCTTAGAGAAGATGACCTAAGTATGACACTGGTTCACCAGGACAGTAATGTGGAAGTGTTCGACGAGCTAATACCAATGTCAAACAGATTCTTCATAAGCAACTCAGACATAATCACAGGCACTATAAGCTTTGCTGAGTCAGACATATTCTACAATAGGGTAACATCTTCAGACCCAAGCTTAATGGTGGCCGGGGACTTTTTTGTAGATAATGAAACCGGTGAAACAGTAGTAAAGAACACACCATCAGGTAGCGGAACTGTTAGCTATAAATACAGAGATGTAAAAACTGCATCTCCATTCACACTTGTGACTAGTCCAGTATCCATTAAAGATGTAAACGATGACGTATTCCAAAACAGAATGTACGATCAGTTCATATCTCCTACTGGAGAAGAGTACAGTGGACTACCAAAATCAGAATATGTTGATATAGTTAGAGAAGTATTATCTAAACGAGCACTTTACTGGGGTAAATAATGGCAACTGCTGGATCAATTACAATAGACACAAGACAGATACTTGTAAACTCAGACAAGCTTTCTGCATACGTAGACATACATAATGATACTCCTGGATTTAACTGGGATGATAGAACGTGGCCAACCACTGATGAAGAGAAATCTACAGCATATTTTCCTGTGCTATGGGACCAGTCTAGAGGAGGAATCTATTACGAAGATTTCCAGTCTGGTATAGGCCATGGTGCTGACCTTGAATACCAAGGCATAAAGCTACATAGAAACAAGAATAGTTACGAGTGGAATCCTATAATTAATCATGGTCACTATTACAGGCATTTCAATGAAAGATACCTATATAGTAGTGAATCAGTGAACGATAGAGTTACTGAAGAAGAGGATATCAATGGCAGTACAGTAGACGTGTATAACTATGATCTCCCATTAAAAGACTTTATACAGTCAGCAGCAAACATTTACAAGAGAAATGATACTGAAGGAATACCTATTATAGATACCAACATAAGACAGAGGGCAAGATTCTCTGGAACTATCGTTGACGGAGAGCCACTAGAAACTGTTGATGGGAACGGAGATATTATATGGGCTAATGTAGACTTGTTTAAGGATGAGTTCGTTGTCGATAGAGAGAACCAGAAGTTCATCTTTAATAAGACATACATAGAAAGAATAGGAGTTTCTCCAGCTACGACCAATGAAGAGGTTCTGTCTTGTGAGCTACTTGGTGAGCATATTCAAAACCAGGACATGATACTGACAACAAGGTATTTCCCAATGGTGCCTGACAGTGCAAAGCTTTATGCTTATGATAAAATAGCAGATACGTTCTTTGAAGTTCCTTTGGTTGCCGATTTAGATACTCCTAGTGCAACTATGCCAGCAGCGATAGACTATGACACAGGCCTGATAAGCTTTGGAGAAACATGGATATTCACTGACCTGTCTGTAAAACAATCAGACTTAGGCGTTGCAATAGTGTTTTATATTACTTATGAGAAAACGCCAAGAGTAGAGTATGAGCCTGCATTCAGTAGCGACTATAAAGAGTCTGACATAAATATCAATCCATTAAGGCTTGGAACAAACAGGGGATTCTTATTCCTATCCGAGCGGGATAATTTTTTAAACAAGATAGTTGTTACTGTTAATAAGCCTGATATGGGTAACGATATATATGGCCCAATGTACACAGGTGGAGACTACGCTGTAATAACAGCTAAAGCATATAACCTTAGTGGACAACCTCTATCAGATGCAGAGATAACATTCGATGTAGAGGCAGGAGACTTTGGATATCTTAATGGGCAGCAAGGACCTGTAACTAGTTTTACAGACTTTAAAGGATATGCATATGCAACATTGAATACAGCATCAACTCTTGAGTCTGTCAGCTCTACAACTAATACGCTATCTGTTGACAATAAAGAGTTAATATTAGATGAGACAGTAGAAGGATGGACAACAACAGAAGACGTATACCTGTTCCAGCTAAGAACTGATGATCTTGAGCTACAAGGTGGAGACAATAGAAAAGTAATCATGTATACATATGATGCAGACGCTATAGATCCAAACAAGTACCAAGCATGGCTGGAAGCAGGAAGCCCAAGAGATGCAATAGGAGATACTGAGCATCCATACTACTTTAAGACTGGTGGCAATGTTCCTCTAAGGCCAATAAGCGTAGATGGAAACAGAGTAAAATATAATGTTGAACTAGATCCAATAGCAGGAGATGTTGTTGGATACCTGGTAACAACAGGTAAAGTTGTAAAGATAAATGTAAGTGGATTCAACGAGTTGCACAGGTCAACAGTACGAGGCAACAGTGTAAGCGTAAAGATCCAGTTGCCGTCATATATAACAGGCGCCTTCATAGACTATATGAACAACTACATATACTATGGATTTAGATTCGCTGATGAGCATTCATTTGCTGCATCTAGCATAGGAACGGCAACTTACTTAACTGTTAATCCTATAGAGAATTCGCAATTAAGAAGTCAATTTGATATCAATATATAGAGGAGAGCACAATGTCTGATAAATTAAAAGAGTTAACACCGGTCCTAGTTAGCTTTGTACAGGGAGAATCACCTACTCCAAATAAGCTTGAGAATTCGTTCGGGCAAGTAGCAACTGCAATGAACGTTCTTGAGAGAGCAGTTGGTGATATATGGAACCAGAACTCTGTGACGGCTGGACCGCTCGACTTAAATCCTAACTATATAGCTAACCTGTCAAGAGCAATAGGAAACATGTCAAAGATGAATCCTAAGTCTCTTGGTGGAAATACCCTTTCTGTGGTTGGAGAAGCAGTTCCAACTGGAAAGAAGATATTCGCTTTAGCGCATGCACCTGACGATCCTGCAACACCAGCAGCTATAACGTTTACAAATCCAACTGGAGTATTCGATACGCTTGTTGCTAGTTTAGCTCTTGTCGTTTCTGCCGGGGATTATTTTATAGATGTAAGTGGATTAATATACACGTTTACAGAAACTGATAACGATCATACAGTTAGCTATGACTATACAACTGTAACAGATAGTTATTCCGGAGCTACATATAATGTTATTCCTGATCCTGACCAAGGAACAAGATGCACAGTTATAGTAAGCGGAAGTGGGTATGAGATAGGATTGCCAGTAGTAACAGATTCAGGTAGTCAGAATTATCTACAACAGCTAACTATTCCGTCTGACCTTAGCATACTAAGTCCAGACGATGAGATTCCAGCTGGGTTCATGTATGTTTGGGATAATACAACCAACACAATAGTAGAAGGGATAACATTTAAAAAGACTGCTACTTTGACTTCAGCGTATGCAGAAGGCAATACTTTAGCTCTTTCGGCAGGTGACCCAGATAGGTATTCTTTAATAACTGTTGGTAGTCAGATAACAAAGATGATGGAAGGTTTAAGAGACTTAATTCTTAACCATGATCACCAGGATAACCAGACACCATTCATAGACCATACTAAAATCCTTGGGTCTGATGCAGCTATTGCACACGGAACAACAAGTGCTATAGTTGGTATTGATGATACTCAAACAATTACAAACAAGACATTAGTTGACCCATTGTTCTTTGATACTGGAGGAGCTGGATTCGTTACTAATGTAATAATTAGAGTCTTTGAAGGTGAGGTTGCTTTTAGAAATTCGCTAGATACACAGTATCAACCGTTAACCCTTAACTGTCTTCCAGAGACACTAACAGGAAAGAGTGCAGATAAGGTTGATGGGATTCATGCTAATGCTTCTCCCGCAGCTAATCAGCTTCTTGCTTTAGATGGAAGCCTTAAGTTTCCTAATAGCGTATTGGAGACAGGAACTGGAAATGGGTTAGATGCCGACCTGCTTGATGGGCAGCATGCTCCTACAGGAACGATAGTTGGTACAACCGATGATCAGATACTAACAACTAAGAGGCTAAACTCTCCAAAGATAAACAGTACAACTACTACTGATATAACAAGTGAAGAATTAGAGAATCTATCTGATGGGACAAGTGCTGACGGTCTACACACTCACACAGCTGACATATCTGCACCAGCTTACTATGAATATGCAGCTAACACAGCCACATGGAGTAATACAGGATCATTTGGATGGACAGTACCTGCAGGTGTCACACGTGTATGGATAGCAATATGGGGTGCTGGTGGTGGTGGCGGTGATGGTGGTTTTTCTAAAGGTTCCGGTGGTGGAGGAGGCGGTGGTGGCGGCTTTACAGCTGTTGACCTGATTGTTACCCCTGGACATAGTGTTACTGTTAACGTTGGTGCAGCAGGTACAGCTCCTGGTGGTGCTGGTACTGCTGGCGCAGAGAGCAACGTAGTTATAAACGGAAACACTGTTGCTAGAGCACTTGGAGGTGGAGGCGGTGGTCTAGGATGGACAGGAGGTACAGGAGCAGGAACAGGATCGTATCACGCTTCAAATAGTTATGCGGTTGAGTACTCCGGACTGACGTTTGTTGGAGGAGGATTCTTCTATGATTATCAGTCTCCATATAGGACACTTAGAAGTGGTGGTAATGGAGATGGAGCCATTTCAAATGGTGGTGGTGGTGGATCTGCAGGATGGGGTGGTAACGGCGGTAACGCCAGTGGCTCTACAAATGGTTCAGCTGGCTCTGGAGGAACTAGACCTAGATTTATAATTTATGAAGCTCCAAGCCTAGTAGGAATGGCAGGTAATACAGGTGAGCCTGGATCCGGAGGAAAAGGAGGAGGCCGTTATCTAGTCGGTAACCCTGGTGGAGAAGGCCGTGTTAAAATACTGTATCACTCTTAATAGAGGTTTAAACAATGAAAAGATTCGTTGAAGTAGATGTAGATGGAAACGTTATTTGTGAAATAGATACTCAAAGCAATGGAGATCAGTTTTCAGACGAGTCCAAATACGTAGATATAACAGAGATAGTAGAAGGCAATAGGCCTAGATGTGGGTATAAGCATACTGGTGGAAAAAACTTTATTAATCCAGCTAGAAACTTAAGCAGCAAACGCGAAAAAGTAAGTGGTATATTTGAATCTATGCTTGGCGACGACGTTCTTATAGAGGTTAGCCAGCAAACAAAGGCTAAAGTTATAACCGTATTGAACTCTTTTGATGATTACGACAAGCTTGATAATCTGAATGGTATATTTTTTAGGCTTACAGTAGGGTTTATAGATGAAAATAATGGCCTGCCAAATGAAGAAGAAATAGATTCGTTGATAGTGCATTCAGAAAAGATATTGCAAGTAATGATAGAAAGAGAAGGAAATTGATATTAATATCTTGGGCCATACATAGTGGTAAAGTAGAAGTAACAAAAGAGAAGGTGCTGCATCCAATATGGTTTGAGAAAATCGGATTGCCAAGCTCAGGTAAGGCTTTTGACAATGTGACTCGTGGAACACTATATGACTATGAAGACAAAATCAAAATATATGTTTACGCTGATGCAGGAACTCCAGAAATTGCCATGGAATATGTCAACACTATTATTGAAAAGGCTGGATTTGCAAATGATCCAAGACTAGTAGAGATGTTCCTTGAGGGGGATTGCTTTTCTAAGAGAATGATGTAGAATATAAGGATGAGAATAGTTTTCTATCCAGCGGATAATGAAGGTTGTGGACACTACAGATGCATGCTTCCAGCAGAAGCAATAGCAAGTAGCGGAGATGCTGAAGTGCTTGTGTCTCACAAAGTTACAGATGAGCTAATGGAGTGGGGAGATGTATTTGTATGGCAAAGAAGAGGCAGGCCTGGACAAATAGAATGGCTAAAAAAGTACAACAATAAGGTTCACGTTTACGAGAACGACGATGACCTGTTAAATATAGATCCATCTAGCGCAAGCTACTGGGAACTTAAAGACCCTGCAAACAGGAAGAGCTTTTCTGAGTTCATAGGGGCATGTGATCATGTGACGTGTCCTACTGAACCATTGAAGAATGAGCTGTCTAAGCATAATAAAAACGTAACAGTATTACCTAATCGCATACCGTCACAGCATATTAAGTATGCTAAAAGAACAGATGTTGACCAGATAAGAATAGGATGGATGGGGTCTCCATATCATCTAGATGACATTCCTATCGTACAAGATGTTCTGGCAGACATTGTTAAGAAATATGATAATGTAAAGATAGTTTGGGCGGGATATTTTCCTGACACACTTAAGAGTATCATCCCTGAGCATAGGATAGAGTTTAAAGGTTGGGTAGATTTTGAGAACTACTATTCTCATATCTCTAAGTTCAGCATTGACATAGGGATAGCGCCACTTGCTTTTACTAAGTATAATGTAAGCAGATCAAACCTGAAGTTTCTTGAGTACTCAATGATTGGAGCTTGCACCGTAGCATCTAATATAAGTCCTTACTCTGATACCATAGAGCATAATGTGGATGGGATAATAGTTAAGACAAACAGGTATAAGGATTGGTATAAGTCATTGTCCAGATTGATAGAGTCGCCAGAAGAAATAGACAGTATGAAAGTTGCTGCGCACAATAAACTTGTGAGTCAGTATGGTTTGCATGAAAATATCAAAGATAATATCGAACTGTATAAGTCCCTAATAAAAAACAAGGTATAGATATAATGGCACATAATTTTTCAAAGTTAAACTCAGAATTTAAAGTGTCAAACATTCACAGGGTTGAAGCCATTGATACTCGTCAACTAGTGAGAAAAGATATTGTTGACATAAGAGTTAGCGAGACAACAGATAAAAGTGATGTTGGAATAGCGTATGTTTATATCCCAATAAAAGACATAGAGGATAATCTATCTATAATAAATAAAGGCGCGCTCATGCCTGAGAATGCATTGGCCGAATCTATATCTACTCTGAACTTAACATTTACTGGACCTAATTACGATGATGTAATATCTCCGTACTTCTTGGTCTCTGATGAATTTACAGTAGCCACATCAACAGATCCATCTGCACCACTGTACTACGCTCATATTATCCCAACCACATTAAATGGAAATATTGTTGTAGACTGTGACGTGCTTGACTCCAACTATAACCCGGTTAGTCAGAGATTATTCATAAAAGATATTGATGGAAATTCACTATATACAAACTTAAACAATAGTTATGACGAGTCTTCTGGTGAGCTTTCAGTTTACTATGTTAAGTATATCTACGAGGACTCTACTAGTTCTAATCTTCTTCTTAATGTTCATCCGATATACGAGCCGGCAGATTTTGAGGACCTTGATGATTTTGGAAGCCTTAAGTCTGGAGTAAAGAAATACATATTAGATTACGACTCTGGTGGCGGCGGTTATTCTTTAACTATGCCATTAACAGATCAGTATGCAATAACATATGAAGCTCGTGCATCAATAAGCATAGTACCTCCAAAGGCAGACATACTAGATAGGATATGGTTTCTTAGGATAAAGAATGGAGACTTCATCAAGGCATACGGAGATCTATTTAGGTATGATATCCCTGAGTTCTCAGATCAGCTATTCAATCCATATGAGCCATACAAGTTTGCTATCATGCAAGATTGTGACGTACTGACAGATGGACTTATAAAACTTCCAGATGAAAATATACGTATCTATGTAGGTGAAAGTCTTCATGTTGATCTTGTTATTAAGGACAGCGAAGACAACATAATACATGCAACGTCTACAATAAGCTCTAAAGATGGAGCTCCTTTTATAGATGAAGAGGGTACGCATGATATCACCTGGGATAATGATCTTATACATAGCTATGATGAGGCTGGAGGTTTCATAAAACTTAATGCTCAGCTGAGATTTAGTGATAAGGTACAGGCTACATATTACTATAAAGAGGACCACTATGAGTTAACACTGCTCAATATAAATCCTATTAGTAACATAGATGCAGGTGTATTTAGATATGCGTTCTACCTAGTGCCAGGAGGCTTATCAAATCCTAGCAGGCAAAAGTCGATATATTATTTAATGGTAGATGATCTTGGAGTTATACAGTATTGCAGTCAGAAAGGTGGAGATGGAAACGTAGACCTTGCAACCGGTATAGAAGGGACACTATCTTATGACAAGGATGTAGATAACTTTGTCGATAGATATACAACAATAGGTGAAGACTCAGAGGACACTCATTACCTGCTAGTTGGAGAGGTCACATTAACAGATCCATATAAGAACGATGAGTTGTCAGTCATTGATACTAGGCTTGAAGGTGGAGGAATCAGAGAGGATTACGACATTGACGAGGGCATAGACTCACATCCAGAAATTAAGTGGTACGAAGATATAGGATACTGGGATGGACAGCCGCACTCAGGAAACTCAGTCTTACTTGTAAAGTTGCCATATACCATATTAGCAGATTATGGTGGGACATTTGAAAAGAATGAGGTTCAAAGCATAGTAGAAAGACACGTAGCATTTGGGACACATGCAGTTATCAGGTACTATGGAAACGTTGCAGATGTGTTATCATTTATACCAGGAGACACTGTAATAGATATGACATGGAGTGATCTAGGTACTGGGTACACTTATGATGTGTATACGAGCACCAATCATGATGGAGTGTACACAAAACACAATGGAGCTCCAATAGCAACTACTAGTTACTCTGTAGATTCTTTGGTCAATAACAAGATATATTATGTTTATATTATAGCTAGTAAGGATGGGATATCATATCCAAAATCTGAAATATGGAGTGCAATGCCATTTGCACCATTCGTGTAAGGAGATATCATGGCAGTAGAAATAATTTGGTCAGATGCATACAATGGATATCAGATAACTGATAACGTAGTATATGAAGAGGTAGTAGATGCTGGAATAACACCAGCATTCGAATCATTAGAAAATCAGATTTACTTGAGGCATAGTGGTGCTTCTCAGATTTTTGATTGTGGTTTCTATGCATCCGCTTATGATAGCGGGTATACAGGAGGAGCTACAAGAGAAGCAGATATATCTGAGATTTTGAGCTGGGGTAATGACACAACAGTTAACCTGTTCGTTGATACAATTGCAGACTTCAATGTAGATGACACTATTACAGGGGTAACATCAGGAGCAACAGGAACATTAGTTGGTACAGATGCTACTAATGTAACACTAACTGTCGACGTGATATCAGGAGAGTTTAGCGACTCTGAGGATGTTGGTAACGGAGGAGCAGGATCAGCCACAGTGTCAAGCATTTCTGACGGCGGCCTTTACATTAATCAGAACTATCTTGATAGCTTTGCAGACTATACTGTTCTAAACGTAGATGATCTAAGTACATTTGTAGAAGGGCTAGATGTAACAGGAACAACATCTGGAGCATCTGCTACAGTTGTTAGGGTAGAGACTGGTAAGCTGATTGTAAGCTCGGTACAAAGTGGACCATTCCAGGTAGAGGAAATAACTGATACTGGAACAGGCGTTGCAAATACTACTTCAATAGGAACAGAGTCAGCATGGACAAAGTTTAAGAATCTTGAAGGTAACGACAAGACTCATCCGATCACTGTAACAATAGATTCGGTAGTCGGAAGCTCAGAGGCAGGACAGGTGAACGGAGAGATAGTGGAGAATCAGTCTGTAAGTGTTAAGTTTAAAATGGTGGTACCATCAACAGATGAGGAGCCAGATCTTGCTGCTTACACTAGGCAGTTTACTACAGCATTAACCTACAGTATATCTAGTTAATATGGCAAAGTATTTAAAAAAATTCATACAGAGTGTGCCTGCAATTCAAGGTAAGCAGATTATATCTGTCCTTAATGACATGCGCGTAACTGGGTCTATAAGTACCGCTCAAGAATACAGAGAGAAGCTCAGGGAGATGACTCAAATTCTTGCAGGCAAACCGATGCCTATATCAAAGCTTTTCTTCGGAGAGAAGGGCAACACAATAGACTCAGAGTCGTTTAACTTTATGCTAGATAGATTTGCTGACGATATAGATACCTTGCTTAATGAGATGCAGGTGATATCTGATACAGCTGATCTACACAGATCACTCATTGGAGATAAGGTTCTAAAAAATATAGAGCTAGCTTTAAACTCTTTAGAAAAAGACATAAAAAAGTATGAGATTTTAAATAGAACTGATCTTGGATTTTCAGTTGTTCAGTATGATGACTTCTCGAACCAAGATGATCTTAGGTTCTCTAGGTCAGAAGGTGATATTGCCAGCGATCTATTTTATGAGAGAAGTGCGCAAACAGTTTTGCCTGCTAAGTATGATGGCGCCGTAGATGTGTTAAGAAAATCTCTATCACTTCCGTATAGAAGCGTAGATATGCACACGATAACTAATGTCGATCTTATATATAATACTAGTGCAGATGTAAATTATTTTAACGTAGACTTCCCTGAGTTTGATGTGAATGCTATATCTGATAATACTGTAGACACTTATTGGGTAACTACAATAATGGGAGATGGAGTTATAGATAGTGGAGCAACAGTTGAGCTCACTATGACTCTTGACGGTTTAAGGCCTGTGTCGTACATAGAGATTGACCCAATATTATATAATGACTTCTATATAAACAAGCTATACTATATAGATAGGAATGATGAACAACAACAAATATTCGGAGAATCAGACGCGGTTTTAGTTGACCAGCAGAAGAAGATAACGTTTGAAGAGGTTCAGGCAAGGAAGATAATTGTAGAGGTTTTACAAAAAAGTTATGTGTATACTTCGTATTATGTGAGCGATTCCAGCACACTGTATGATACACAGGTAAGAAATGGGACTATAGATATGGCTGCTCTTGCATCAGTTATACGAGATGATCAGGTGGCAAGCCCTGTTAATCAGTTACTAAATATAACTGGAACAACTGAGTCAGAGCAGGTAATAGGGTATGCGTACACAATAGGTCTAGACAACATTAGAGTTGGAACATCAGAATACAGGGACATAGGGATTTATGCATCAAAGCCACTAGTTGTTGATGCTCCTATATTATTGTCTCTTGAGACTATTGAGCTGTATAATTATATCGGAGACAATCCTGACTTTCCAAAAAGTAGTATAGAGTTCTCGGTATACAAGAAGAACTATGATGAGTCAGGAGCTCTTATAGATACTGAGGTATTTAATGTATTACCTAGCTGGACAGACACAATAAAAAGAGAATACATGTTTGTTAATCAGGACACGATGCAATCTAACTTGAGGTTCCAGGCAGCAGTAGGAGCTGTATCTATCTTTGTAGATGGTAGTACAACTCCATTGACAGAAGGGCTAGACTATGACATAGATGCGAACAGGTCACTGGTTACTTTTTATCATGATCCTGAAGGAACGGGGGCAGTTTTTTATCCGTTCTCAACATACACGATATCGTATGAGCCTCAAAGAGAAATATACTTGAATACTGCAGCCACTGTATTTATGGACCAGAACAACATGATAGAGCTCACTGTTAATAGGGCTACATTTCCTGTTGTAAAGTCAGACATATACCTTACTGTTTTAATGAGAAGAAATTCTATAGAGATAAACGATTCGCCATACTTGAATGAGTATAAGATGTTAGTGGCGATACAAGATGACACGAGGTTTACTAGTGGAATTTAACAAGGACACAAGAATAGATCCGTCAGATATTTTTAATATACAGCTTAGAGCTATTACAGATAGGATCAATCAGCTTCAACAGGCTGGGCAATTTGTTTCTGTAGAAAATGCAATGATAGAAGCGTCTGCACTGTTGGCTCAATTCTCATCTAATATAGGTAGACCAATAGGAGAGAAGCATAAAGCCGCACATGGTGGGCTGCCTAACTCTGAATGGCATAACGACAACCTAAAAGATATTATGATGAATCTTGAGATTCTATTTGAAGGAATAGATGACCTTGAGCAGAGCATAGTTTCATCTTTCAATTATATTATATCTGAAGCAGATAGAATAGCTACTGAAACAAGAAGGATAGGGTCTACACTTCTTGACTATGGGATATATACTGATAGTATATCTGCCGGCATAACATACTTTACTGATAGCTTTAATGACTCGTCTAAGGTTGATAAGGATCCAAATCTATTAAACTTGGACAGAGCTGAAGTGCATGACGGTGTAGGATCACTTACACTTGCACCTGTTACTGATCAGACATCCACTAGACAGGTTGTAAACATATCTATCAACGATAGCAGTAATGGCTTTGCCGGCAACAACCATCAAGTTGGTGCGATACTTAACGCAGAGATAGATGCTGTACTTGACTCTAATCCGGATACCTGGTTTGAATACGAGTTAGTAGCAAATGAAGATGCTCCTTTAACTGAGCCGCTTAAGCTTGATCTTATGTTAGAGCTTGAAGCTACAGATGTAATTAACAATATAATCATAGACCCAAACAACTTTGGAACAAAGAGTCCAGTTGTTATAGATGCACTTGAAACCTCAGTAGATGGGAATACATGGACTGCAATAGAGCCACAAAAGAGCGCGCTTGACTTCTTAAGAGAGTCAGAAGGCGATCCATTTGAACTGTCTCCTGCATCGTCTCAGTATAAAGGGAAAGGAATATTTCCATTCTTTCCAAGAAGCACCAGATACGTACATGTTGTTTTTACTCAGTATGACTACTATCCAATAGAAACGTCATCTGGCACAAAGATAAGATATGCAATAGGAATAAAAGACATTGAGATACACGGGAACCAATACATAAAGGAGAGCGAAATAGTATCTACAAAGATATTTGCTCCAAGTGAAATAAAGAAAGTGTCTTTACAGTCTAGTGAGCTGTCTAGTCTAGAGGCTGACCTGGCTACCGTTTCTCATTTTATATCTCCTGATGATGGTATCAAGTGGCACGAAATACAACCAAGAAACGTACAGGCTACAGGTGGTACAGAGATATTGAATTTCAATACAATAGATGTAGGCTCTGTAATTACTAGTGCTCCTGTCAACTCTATAAGATATAAGATAAATTTAAAAAGAAATGATACAAAGTTTTCTTCTACGTCTTCTGTTTTGTCTGAAACGAAAAGTGAGTTAGCAGAAACATTCAATGTATCTGACAAGGCTCCTCTTAGGCTTGATCTTACAGAGGCACCAATTCCAAGCTCTATATTATTGTTAGATCCTATGTTTGGATCAGTTGGAAATGACAGTAGAAAGAAGCTTATTGGATTAGCATCTGGAGAAGCAAACCAGAAATTTACATTACCATGGATAAACTTCGATAGGGATAGCGAACAAATACTTGTAGGTGGAAGCGTATGGTCTAGGGTTGCAGATCTTTCATCAGCCGCAGCAACCGCAACTGTTTACGCTATGAATTATGAGACTGGAGAGTTCGTATTTGGAGACGGAACAAACGGTAAGCTCCCTGTTAATGGCAGCAAGATAGAGGTTAACTTTATTAGTGAGAGAATATGGATAAACTCTAACTTAATAGCTGATCTTAATTTTCATACTGATGCTGACAAGAGTAATTTTATTGTATATAGGATTGGAAAAGTAGAAACAGTAACCGCAGAGGTACTAAAAAAAGGAGCTGCTATACATAGGCTTGAGCATAGTAATTTAGTTGAGGACTCTGAATGGGTTGACGATACAGTTCTTACTACAATGACTGACAAGAAAACATATGTTGACGGATCATCAGAGCTTCTTGATTCTGGTGATTACTCTATAAATTACAGTGCCGGGATTGTTTATACATATACTCCAATGGATGCTGATAGCGTCTCATACTTTTCATATTCATATATCCCAAGAACAAAGCTAGACGATAGTGGATGGGACTTCTATTCAGAAGCTGAAACTTACGGAGTTAAGAAACAAATATCTATGTCGCAGGATGCATATCAGACTGAGTCTATAGTAGGAGAGCTTGCTATTTTAGGAGTTAAAACTAATCAATTTGCATATACCAACATAGAACCTGGGAGTATAGTTATAACAGAGGATGAAGCTGGAGGCGGTAGGCTAACTGAAGAGGTTGCATTTGTTGATGGTATTTCTGAACTGAGCAAACTTATACAGGTTGGAGATGAGACAATAGAAGAGGGAGTAACATCATTCCAGCTGAAAGCTCTTGCAACAACTGGTATTACTCTTGAATCTGAGCCTAGGCCTGAATTCTCAGATAAGGTTGTATTTGATCCTGCGTTAGAGCTTACTTGGGGAACAACATTAACAGCGCCAGGAGAGTATGCAATACAATACTCAAGCGGGCAAGTTCTAGTGTTCACAGCAGTTGATGCAGACACAACCGTGTCATACTACTATTCAGATAATAGTGTAACTATGGATGGCAAGTATTCAGTAGACTATGAGAATGGGATACTATATAGCTACGATCAAATATATGAAAATACATTTGTGGACTATGAATATTCAAATTATGAGGTAGTATATAATATTGCCAGGTTAATATCTAGAGAAAAGTATTATTACGATGCTGAAGCTAATTCAATAGTTGTAAATGACAACGAAGTAATAGACAGCATAGCTCAAGTTAGAGAGACAGGATCAAAGTTAATATTCAAGGTTCTTTATGAGTATGTAAAGAAAGAAGAAGGATCTTTGTCTGAGCTTGAACCATATTACACACCATTCGTAAACGGATATGCGATATCAATAATAGATAAGGATAGTATAGTATAATGTCTTTAACAGAAACGAAAGTCAATAAGATGCTTGAGAGTATCATCAAAGAGAACCTGCAGCAGGGTATAGCTATAACTGCATCAGAGGTTCTAGATGAGCTTACAGACTTAATGGAAGAGGTTAGTATAACTGATAAGCATTTTGATTTGTCTGCTTCTAAGGTTGCTATACGAGAGGCTGCAAGTGCATCGAAGTACAATGATGCAGTCACTCAGATATATATGGATCTTGAAGATGTCTATGATACGATTGTGGCTGTTGCACAAAAGCGTGCGATCAATTTTGAGAGATGGAAAATGAAACTCATTGAGACATCTAGAAAGGTAGACGCTCTTAGAGCCAGCCTTAATGGGTTGTTACTGCTTAAGAAAGATACAGCAGGTTACTTTGACATGATAGAAGATTACCTTGAAGACCTTAATAGGGTTAATATGGTTGACAGTAATGTAAGCTTAAACGTTGATAACCACACAGCTACAATAGCAGTGGACGAAAACTCCAAGACACTACTGAATCTTAATGCCCTGTTTGCAGAAGATGTAACTTTTAATGTGTTAACTAGGCAGAACCTGCTTAGCTATAATGTAGTACCAGGATCATCTGTGTTGAATGCGTTTAAGGATAAGACTAATTCGTGGCAGCATCAGGTATACATGGGTTCGTTTAGCGAGCCGGTAGATGTTGAATTAAAAGTAAAACTTGCAGAAGAGCCTGTAACAATAAATAGGATAGAATTTGTATCTCATTCGTCTGATATCAACTCGTCAATATCTGTCCAAGCTCAATATTCAATAGACGACTATAACTGGCAAGACATTCCGTTCTTCAATAATCCTCAGGTTATTATTTCTTCTGGGTTCTTTGACTTTGAAAGTTTAGATGCAAAATACATCAAGTTCATAATGACTAAGGATGGGCATGATGATGTTGACGGATCAAACTATGTGTATGAATTTGGAGCTAAAAATATATCATTCTTCTCTAGATCATATTCTCTTTTGAGCGGGGAATTTATTTCAACTCCGCTCTCAGTACTAGAAGAAGATGAAGTAACAAAGAAACAGTTTAACGTTCTGTCATGTGAGGTATGTGAGATATTACCCGAAGGAACAGATATAGAGTATTCCATATCTACTGATACTGGCACGACATGGACAGGTATAACCCCAGTAAACAGAGTAGATGCACCGTACCCAAAGGTTTTCAGTGTAGGAGGAAGCACAACAAGTGAGTCTGGAACTGATGTTAAGCTCGATCTTGTTACATCATATGGCTATAAGAACACTCACGATAGACTTCTAGAGCATACTATAGACACCTCTGTGTATGAGGTTCCATATGAGCATATAAAAGTATGGAGAGATGTTGGCCAGGGAGACGATGTGTTGACCCGTGGAGTAGTTAGTGGATGGCAATATGAAGATCCATACTACACAACATATATTAACATAGAGAATACAAGCGGAGTGTACATAGAATTAGGAGACACACAAGCAGAGATAGATGCACAAGTTGTAACTGGGACTGTATTTATTGGTGGCGGTCAGCATAAGTTTAAGACGCATAAGTCAAATTGGAAAAAGCTTGAAACATTTGTTGCATTGGATGAAAGCGAGATGAGAAGTAATGATCCGCTATATCCATATAATCATAAGATGATAATAGAGGGATATGCTTACGATCCTTCATACGTTGGAGATCAAGTATATGCTGGAGTAGACTTATATGCATCTCAAGTAATGGAGTTCTCACCGTTGTTTGATTTTAGCTATAATGTAAAGGCAGACGACTATACAAGGTACTCAATTATAAATGAGTCAAATACTTTAAGTTTTCTTGTAAAATATAATAATAATATATCCGATTTCGGTCAAGAATCTTTTTATATTATTAATAAAAACATAGTAAATAGTGTTGACGAAGTGCTTTTTAAGGCTAAGCTATCTACAACAAACACAGACTCTAGTCCAATAATGACTGGGTACAGAATTAAGATTGGTAACTAGGAGGATATTTTGAGCGGTATAAATCAAATAGCACTGTCACTAATAAGGAGAAACGCTCCATACAGAGGTCCGAGAACTTCTGATTCATGGAATGATACGATAGATGAAATCTCAACTGATTTAGCATCTGTTATATCTGAGTGGAATCTTAAGCTTTATCCTCTGCTCCTGGGTGTGCCAGACGGAACTGATGACGTTAACATAGACGCATTTACAAACGGCCTAGATGGCTCACAGCTTTATGTTGATCATGACTCAACAGAGTCAGACGACAATGGTGCATACTGGAATGAAACTTATAGTAGGCCTATTACTCTGAAGGAATCTCTTACAGAGGTTAGAGAGGAGATGGAGTCAAACTATAATGATCTTGCTGCACTTGTAGCTGAGGCTTCTGGAGCACTAACACATGACCAGAAGAGAGCTATAGGTCTTGAGATATTCAGTGACGACTATACCTTTGGTGGCGTAAGTATACTGACCAGATCTCAGAATAATGAATATAACATAGTTCAGTTAGCAAAAGATATCTATGGATCATCATTCTCATTAGATTCTGATGGTATTGCAAACTTCACAAACAGTATAAACGATGCACTAGATGCCATACTAACCTTACATCAAGGTAGTTGGGATACAGATGTTACCTTAATACACGATATAGTGAACGCAGATGTCAATGACAATGCTGCAATAGTTCAGACTAAGCTTGATAACTCAGGTGCAGGCGCCATAGATACATTTGATATAGGTGTCGATCCTGTAGAGACTCTTCTTGATGATCTTAATGTAGCTAGAACGGTAATCAGAATATTTAAAGGAACTGCTGGTTGGGCAGATGAGATATTAGAACCATACGTTGGTGGACCTGTAGATCTTAACGGACACATATGGGACAGTGGAACTGGAACAAGAGCTGCAAACAATCCACATGGACTAACGTTTGATGATGTAGAGGGCACTGATATAGATTATATCAGGAGTGTTCTTGGAATTACAAGCGCACATCAGCAACCTCCATATGCAGCATATCCTCCAGAAGGTACAGCATTAACATATATAGATAGTGACGACAGTGTAACAGAGGCCCTCGCAAAGCTCGATGAAGCAATAGATGTTGTAGGCGCAGGAGGCACAGCACATGAGCTTGATTTCAATAATCCTCATGGTGTTACTGCTGCACAAATTGGACATGCAGCTATAGCTACAGAAATAAATACTAACTCTAGTCTAATAGACTGGGATAATGTCGACAAGACAGGAAGTAGCCTAGCTGACCTGGCTACAAAAAGTCACCTGTCACTTACAGACATAGGAAGTAATACGCATGCAGATATAGATTCTGCATTAACTGTCCTTGGTACAGAGAATACAAATGACCTAAGAACAGATGTTGACACATTGCTTGGATCTTCATTCTTAGAGGCATCAGACATAACCTATGGCTTCCTTGATAGCGCAGTAGGATTTGGAACAACAGCCGATACGATATGTGCTGGTGATGACCCTAGACTTGCAGGTGGAGCTCCGGAAGCACACGGTAACGAAACTCATACTTCAGAGTTTATAGATGTAACTCATATACAAGGATCTGGTTCAGCTCCACCATCTGCTGGGGAACACTATGCAGCAGACATACATGTAGAGGATTCGGCGGGTAACTTTTCTAACAATGATGTAGAGCAGATACTAGCTGACATATTTGGTGGTTCCGTAAAGACCCTTAGTACAGATGACATATATGCAAGACATAACTTTGTATCTGGTGAAGATTTCACCATGGATAACATTGCACATGCTAATCACCAGGACCTAGCAGTTGATGATCTAAAGCACACTGATATAGTTGCTCCTGCTGTAACTGATCTTGAGCATGATGAAATAGATGTTAACGATGTTAACGTAATTGATATTGAGTTTGGTGCTGTCGACCTGTCTACCTTTGATAGAAAAGAGATTGCTACTCAAGCAGTATCTGGAGCCACTGGAATAATCACATATACAGATGATATAAACGACTTTATCACTGTTAGTGACCTAGGTACTGGAACGTGGGACACAACTAATACAGTAAGTGCGCCAGGATCAGGATCATTTGTGCCAACTTTAATAGGCACAGAGTATGCTGCTTACGCTGTAGATGACACTGTAACAGGAGTAACAGGAGCTGGCCCAGCTGGATCAGGTGCAACCGGAACCATAATATACGTAGATGATTCTGCGGACACCATTTGGATTGCTCCTACATCAGGAACATTCTTAAGCACAGACTATATTGACAATGGTGATCTTGGACTAGCTGAAGGTTCGGCAGTAAGACAAGATGATCTTACATACAAGGTTCTTGATATTATAACTACAGACACTGGAGCAACAGCAGAAGTAATAGAGACTGACATATCCGGAGTACTTATAAGGGTTAGAGATCTAGTTGGAACTGTCTCTGCAACTGATGTAGTAAGCAATCAACGTAGTCCAATAGAGTTTACTGTGGACTCTTCAGTAGATAGGGAATTTGCAGTAGGAAATATTGTTACTGATACAGGGTCTGGTTCAGGAACTATTAAGCTGATAGATGAGCCAAATAAGATTCTTAAGGTTTTAAATACTGTTGCACTTTCAGCAGACAGAATAACAGATTCAACTAGTGGCGCTGAATCAGACGCGACTTTGTCTGCGGTTACTTCTTCATTCTTTGTGGGTGATGCAGTTACAGGTAGTACAGGATCTGGAACCGTTACAGATATTAATGGATCAGTCCTATCTATTGGAGCTGTAACTCCAACTATAACTGGTACGATTGCATCTGCTAATGGACTAGGATCTTCTACATTCTCAGGGTCTGCGGCACAGGAACCATTTACCGTTACATCAACAGAGCTTATTGACAACCTTAATGCTGACTTGCTAGATGGTTTAGAGGGATCTGAATATGGAGCACTAGCTGTCAATAATACTTGGACTAAGGCTCAGGCTGTGTCTACAGTGGCATTATCAGATACTGCAACGATAGCTGTAGATGCTTCTTTAAGTAATGTGTTTTCTGTGACTCTAGGAGGAAATAGAACTTTAGGTAATCCTACGAATTTAATATCCGGGGGAACTTATATTATTCATATTGATCAGGACGGAACGCCACCAAGAACCTTAGCTTATGATACGCTATATAAATTCCCAGGTGGAGCTACTCCTACACTGAGTACTACGGCGAATGCAAAAGATACATTAACCTGCATCTATGACGGCACCGTACTAAGATGCGCAATGCAATTGGACTTTAAATAATGTTTACTTTTCCTATTGGTATATATGCTTTACTTGGCTTTGGACCTAGAGGTTATTTTGCAGGCGGGTATCTGGACTTGGGTGGTGAGACTGATCTTATAGACGGAATCCAATTCGATACAGAGGCAGAAATAAACCCATCTGCAACTCTGGCTCAAGGGAGATATCATATGGCCGGATTGCAATCGGCTGAAAAAGGCTATGCTGGAGGCGGATATTATTCTACAACCTATACCACTGAGATAGACGGAATGGCATTCGCAACAGAGTCTGCAATAAATCCAAGCGCTGCATTGGCTGTTGCCAGATATTACACAGCAGGAACAAACTCTAGTACAAACGGATATTTTGCAGCTGGGTTTTCTACTGGAACACATGACGAAATAGACAGTCTTGAGTTTTCTACGGAAACAGCCGAAGAGATATCTGAGACTTTAACCACTGCTAAATATGGCCCAATTGGATTTAGTTCGTCTACAAGAGGTTATTTTGCAGGTGGAGATCCTGGAGGAGCAACAAATAAAATAGATAGGCTTGAGTTTTCTACAGACACAATAACAGATCTTGGCGCAATATTAAGTGTTTCTAGACGACAAGGTGGAGGAATAAATTCATCCACACATGGTTACGTAGGAGGCGGATACTCTACATCCAGATCAAATGAAATAGACGGAATCCAATTCTCCTCAGAGACACTGGATGATCCAAGTGCAACTTTATCTATTGCAACACAAGGCCCGGCTGGAATCAGTTCAGACACAGACGGATATTTTGGAGGTGGATTTACTGGAGACCATACTACTAAAATAGAAGACTTTGTTTTTAGTTCAAGTACGATATCAACATTAAGTGCCACTCTATCTGATGGAAGATCATACGGAGCAGGAATGAGTTGTGCTGCAGGAACGGTGTAGAATGATAGCATTAAAAGAAGAAGATATTGCAAGAGTTGTTAGTGAATGTGAAGATGCATTTGCTGATATTCTATTTGGAAACTCTAAATTTCAGATAGAGAACTTCGTAATAAACTCTCAGTATACTCCAGAGCGAGCATACAGAGCAATAGGACTTGCAGTATCATCTAGGATTAGAGCACTCAAAGAAGCATACTTTAGCATGAAGAAAGAAGAGGTTGATATAGAGGAGCTAGAGTGGAAGATAGATCAAGAGTCTACATCTGAATGGGACAAGCGCAGGTTTGCAATTGAGATAGAAGAGAAGAATGAGAATAAGACATACACTAAAAAGCTTATTAACGATGCTTTGCATGAGCTGTCTGCACACTATGAGGTATTCAAGAAGCTGCCAAAGTATACTAGGGAGCAGTTTGAAGATGGCGAGCGTAAGCATTTTGAGATTAGGCTTTCCAGAGAAGCCCAAGGAGTTGCAGGTGCAGTTGATAGTCTGGATTGTATGGGCATAGACTTAGACTCACTATCAAAAGAGCAAGCTTGTATCGGAGACGACAAGGTAATAGGCTCATTAGAAGGTCTACTAAACATAAAGTAGCTTCTTGTGGTGCGGATTTTTTTATATTATAGTAACAGGAGGAAGTAATGTCAGACATAATAGCAAAATTAGATAGAGGTATCCAAAGACCATCAAGGTATCAGTTTTATAATAACGCAACTAGTGGTGTTGACAATTTTTTAGAGTTCGATTTTAAGAGAGATCTAGGAAGAGCGGCTCATACAGGATACATAAAAAACAATACAGAAAACATAATTGAGCTGTATTTTAATTACACTTCAGATCCAAGCGGATCAATGAACCCAGTAGTTCTTGGAGGCGCGGATACTTTTTCTTTCAGCCCAATGGAATTTGCTGTAAGTACTTTAAAAATAGAAGACTTAGGACTTGACGCTGCAGTTAATGTAGACGTATTCGTATCATAAGGAGTAACCAGTGCCAGAAATTACAGAAGTCACAGTACCTGGAGAAGAGGTAGAATCAGGAGGAGCTCCACCAGCAGCAGCTCCTGGAGCACCAGCTTCATTTGATGCTATATGCGGAGAGACAGAAGGTGATTATACAGGTACGACTGCTATTACAGATGCTTTAACGGCAGGACATACTAGGCTAGGAATAACACCAGGGACATATGATGTAACCGGTACAACAAATTATCCAGAGAATCTGGTTCTTTATGGACTAGGGACTCGTGACAGTGTTGTTCTTGACGGACAAGATTTAACGACATATAGAAGGTTTCACTCTAATACTAGAATAGAGAACCTTACGTTTAAAGATATCATTACAGAGTTCACCGAGTATACAGAAAACTACTATGTAAATAATATCGTTATTGACAACAAGACCTCTGCTAGATACACAATGAGAAGTAATAATCAGGATGTTTATAACATTATTATAAGAAATTCTCATATTAAGAGAGGTGCAGGATTCAGTATAGCTGGATGTGGAATAGTAACAATAGATAACTGCTTATTTGAGAACATTAGTTCTCAGTCAAGTTTTTATGCGTCAGCTAACGCCACATTTAACTTCACTAACAATAGAGCTGTTAATTGTCATAGTATAGAGTTCTCATATTGGGTAGACCCATACGACGCATACTTTAATGTGCATAACAATACTATGCAGTCTAACATAGACTTAAAAACATGGGCAGCAAGTACGACATATCAGCTAGGAGACAAGGTAGTTCCGACAGTATCTAACTCGTACTACTATAAAGTTATAGCTGTAACTGGCACAAAGAAGTCAGGAGAATCTGAGCCACCATGGCCAACTACAGTAGATGACACCGTTGTAGATAACGAAGTAACATTTCAGCTTATTGCTGAGGAAGATCTTGTAAATTATGGGTTTAACCTATTTGAAGTCTCTGGCGACTTTGTTAATAATAGGTTCATTAATGTTTGGGGATGTGAAATACAAGGTGGCAAGGACTTAAAGTTTAATGGTAATACTATGGTTGCTACAACAAATGTTGGGTCAGGGATAACAGTCGAAGGTTCGACTAGGCCTGTAATAAACAGTAGTTTTTCTGGCAACATAATAAGGAGTCTAGCACCAGAGGCCTCTTATTCAGCAATAGATTTTTCTTGTCAAACTTTAGATAGTTGTGTTATTTCCAACAATATCATTGAGAATTGCTATAGGGGGATAGGTTTTTTTAAGTTTGCTAATAATTGCACAATAACAGGAAACACGATAGATGAATGTAAGACTGGGATACTTGATAATTATCAGATGCAAGATTGCGTTATATCCAATAACACTGTAACCACAACTGATGGTGTAGACTCAGATGCTGGAATATCATCTGCCTCAACATCTAGCTCAAGTAATATTATTACTGGAAATAGCATAGAGGGACCGTTTCTTTATGGGATATATAATAAGAGCATTAAAAGCTCAATCAATATGAATAGTATAAAAGGTGTTAGAGCAACAACTGGATATGGAATCTATCATACAAATTCTTCAGCTACAAACATGGACTTCTCTTTCAACAGGATAGATGGAGCGCCTGGAGGAAGTGAGCTGGTTGAGGACTCAGTAACTGCACAAAAAGTTAATAACTTAATTTATTAATAGGAAAGAATAATGCCAGAAATTACAGAAGTCACAGTACCTGGAGAAGAGGTAGAATCAGGAGGAGCTCCACCAGCAGCAGCTCCTGGCGGCCCATCTATATTCGATGCGGTATGCGGGATAAGCGAAGGCGACTACACTGGAGCTACAGCTATAGTTGATGCTATAGAAGCAGGTGAAACAAGCATAGGCGTGCTTGCAGGAACATATGATTGCTCTACATTAGGAAACGTTGGAGGCGAAATAGGCAGCAGCACCAATCAGATATCAAACACATCTATTACAGGTCTAGGAGTAGTTCCTGGAGATGTAGTGTTTAAGCGGCCAACAGCGTCACCTACTCCTTTGTATTTTGGATCAAGCCTTCGTTTTACTAACTTAACATTCGAGGACACTGAACATCAGTGGAATGCTATTGGTATATCAGATGTTGTTTTTGATATAGTTGATTTCACTAGGAACGTTACAACCCACCATTTTATAGATAGTGGCGGTGATGCACTAAAAGATTTTGCCATGTATAGGTGTAGGTTTTATGGAACAGCTGCATCTACAGACAGGGTTTTTGTGTATGCTGACGGCTTCACAATGACAGATTGCAAAGTCACTGACATGGAAGGAGATTTTGTAGTTTACGGAGTGGATGGGGGCCATGGATTGATCCATGCTAATTATTTTGAAAATGCTTATGGAATTAACATAGAATCAGATGGTGGTAACCACGAAGCAAATTTCATAATATCTGAAAATACTTTAACTCTAGGAGCAGGAGATCGTTGGTATTGTGGCATACAGCTTAGCTCAGGAGTAAGCAATGTTGACATTATTGGCAACCGGCTACTTATGGTTGATGGAATAGGGTTAAATTCTTCACATGATAATGTGCGCATTTTAGATAATCATATCGAAGACACAGTAAATGCTTATCACGGAATTGAAATTGGCGGAGTACTAACTGACTGTGCTATAGAAGGAAATATAATTAAAGGATCTAATAGAGCCACCATGTCAGGAATAGAAGACTTCACTGGCCATATACATAATAGGCTTTCAATTAAAAATAATACGATTAAAGACTTTGTTTTTTATGGAATTGGTTTTCATACTATGTTAAACTCGGACATTTCGGACAACACTATAGAGGGATGTGACATAGGGATTGGAGTGATATCTGATCTGGATGCTACAACAATTAAAAATAATAAGGTCTTTAACGTAGGGGTTGGAAAACCAGGATTAGACTTATGGGACATTAGGAACTCTCAGGTAAACGGAAATATTTTCCGTAACGATTCAGTTGTAGCAACCAGCACAGGCATTTTGATAGGAGGTCCCGCTGCAGGTAGTGAGAACTATGACGTGTCTCATAATAATATCACTAACTTCGCAACTGATATAGTTGATACACCAGCTAAAGCTCAAACACTAGGAAACTTATAACATAAGAAGTAAGGAGAGGGTATGCCAGTAACATTAGATCAAACAGAAACTACACAAGTACAAACAACTTCATCTCAGGATATCACCACTGTTCAGATATCAGGCATAGACATAGATGTAGATGGTCAATCTATTCGTGTTAAATACTCTAAAGGATACATGGATGGAGAGAACTTTGTGCAACTTAAAAGAGGTAGAGGACATATAAGCGGGGATGCTTTTCTTGCAGTAGTAGCAGGGATGGAAGATGCTGTATATGCTCAGCTGATTGCTCAAGGTGATTTTGCTGGAACAATATCTTAAGTAGTAATTAAAGAATATGGGAGACATGATGCCTGATACAATAAAGAAAGTTGCTGAGCTTGGCATATATGTTAAGAAGCACGAAGAAGAATTAAAAAAGCTTAGCCAAGAAATGAATGATCTTTATGGAAAGTATGACGATCATGAGAAGGAGTACAGAGAAGTGCTACTGCAAATGAAAGGCATGTGTACAGAATTCTCTACGTTTGCAATACAACTGAAAGAGTTTAAAGATGTTCCTGACGCTTTTGCTACACATAAAATTGAGTGTGAGAGTTATAGAGCAAATGATGGCTTCTTTAAGTTCTGGAAAAACAATCCAATAAGAGCTGCAGAGTACGTAGCGGCTGGGGCACTTTTTACAATCTTAATACTTATACTGTCAGGCTCAGGACCAGGCATGGCAATACTAAAATTCCTAGGCGCTCTATTCGGGATAAAGGTGTAATGAATGTGTGCGATTTGGGTAACAGAATCTAGTGAGTTCTATTCTAATTATGAGAGCGATCTAATACGAGAGCAGCATGCTGATGCAACTATTGAAGAGGTTAGTCCTGAGAATGTCATAAGGAGAATCTTAAAAGAAGCTCCAGATGCTATAGTACTAGACAATAAGCTCCCATTTATTAGCGGTGAATCTGTTGTAGATAGTATAAAAAGAAACTCTCCAGAGACTAAGATCATAATAGTATCTAGTGATAGGAGAGGACTTAGTAGCATGAGGCATAATGTAACTATGATACTAGAGAAGCCATTACAAGTTGCTCAGTTCTTAACCGTGATAGGTCAAGTCTACAATGGCGTGTAGCAATACGTGCTATACTAGAGAGTCCATTGAGAATAGTGATCACAAAGAATTAGAGCCACCATGTGCATTAGTATATATGTACATGTCTGAACATCAAAAAGATCTAGATGCACACAGAGCTAAGATACACGCACTAGAACATAACTTAATAGCAATAAGAGGTAAGAGCAATGCCTAGTTTTTCAAGAAAGTCACAAAGTATACTAGCTACTTGTCATCCAGACTTGCAGAGACTTTTTAAAGAGGTGGTTAAACACTTTGATTGCACTGTAATGTGTGGAGAAAGAACAGAAGAAGAGCAAACTGAGTACTACAGAACTGGCAGATCAAAAGTTCAGTACCCACAAAGCAAGCATAATAGCAGCCCTAGCATGGCTGTAGACGTAGCACCATACCCAATTAACTGGAACGATACTGACAGGTTCTATTTTTTTGCCGGTGTTGTTAAAGGTATAGCTGCTGGAATGGAACTAGATATCAGATTTGGTGGAGACTGGGATTCAGATACAGACTTACATGACCAAACCTTTATGGATTTACCACACTATGAATTGAGAGGATAACATGTGGAAAGTAAATAAGCTCTTTTGCGAAAGAGACAAGCAGATGTCGATAGGTAGAGTAAGCCTATGGTTGACATTAATCCCTGCGCTACATATATGGTGGAATGATTCTGATATCAAGATACACCATCTTTATGTCCTGGGATTTTTGCTGTTATATAACTTCTCTAAGAAGTTACCAGATATGATTGCTCCAATTGTAGAGGTATACAGGATATATAAGGGACAGTAGGGCTTCCAATAGTAATAACTTATGGTAGAATAAGACTATGTTTATAGGAATAATAAAAAATATAACAGGGTTCATAGATGACTTGAACCTAACCAAGAGAGATGTTGCTGGAATCATAGTAGTGTGTCTTTTGATTTTTGCTGGTTTGTCTGCTAATCATTATAAGTCTAAGGCTAATCGCTTACAAGTGAGTATTGACTTGATTAGTAGTGAGCTAAGAATAGAGGCAGACGACAATATAGTTGATAAAAATATAGATGAAATAAGAATAATAATTAAAGCGCTAAAGGAAAAAGATTTAGAGCTAGCAGGTCTATATGAAGAGCTGGATGCTGCACGTAAAAAGCCTGAAACAAAAACAGAGATAATGGAGGGACTAGGTGAGATCAATAGCAATGAAGACATCTGCGGCATGTTTGCTGACATGGGTTATCCTATCTGCATTAAGTAGTAACTTGTATGCCATGGATGATAAGGTTGGCCTTAGTGTTCCTCACTCTATGAATCTGATCGTAGACTTTAAGTCTTGTAATAGTTCCTTGGTATCATCTATAGAAGAGGCTGATGTATTAAGTAAGATTGTCGACAAGGAAAAAGGTAGGGCTGATATGCTAGATAAGAAAAGCGATATCTGCAATGACAACTTTAAGATAAAAGAAACACAAGCAGAAGAGTGGAAAAAAGAATATACAAAGTGCAAAAAAGAACTAGGTGAATGCGATGAGCTTCCGTGGTGGAAGATAGATTTTAAAAGTGCGGGCGCTGGTATTTTATTAACATTATTATTAATAGTAGGTATATAATGAAGAGACATAAGAGTTGGGATATAGACGAAGAGGATACTGGTAGACTCCAAGAAGGTAAGAAGATCATAGGAGCTACGTTCCAGAATGGTCTGAACGATATCGAGCCAGACGGCTCTTTTGTTCCTTGTAACATGGACATAGACGAAGCTGTTGATGGAGTAACAACTCATCGAGTTAACCGTGGTAGATATGGTGAGCTTAGGTTCGCTGATACAGGTAAAAGTAACAAGCACCTCTGTAAGATAAAATATAAAGATGAAAAAGGGATTAGCTTTAAATACTTGGGAGGAGACAGTGGCCTTCCTGACGTATCTAATGGTAAGCCTAAGTTTACAAGTAGCGACGGAGTCGAGATAGAGCACACTCCTACATATAAAGGAGTGGCAATAGAGATTGTGATTAGCGATCTTTTGACCGCGCCGTTTGAATATTCTTTCTCAATTAAAACATATGGGCAAGGCTATACTTATGCTGAAGTTGATGGAGCAATAGTGGCTACTGGAGATGATGAAAAAACTATCACAGTAAGAGCTAACCCGGCAACTGATGCTGTCAACGAAGAGAGTCCAGTTACTTTAGTCTTGACCGGAGAGGTTGGTGGCCTTCAGACATTCAAGAAAGTTGTAGATGAGGCATGGCTTAGAGCAGCTACAGCACCTGTAAGGATGTAATGATTGTAGAGATAAAAGATCGTGTGGGTGAAGGAATCGTCCAAGAGTGCTGGTTATATCCTGGTTCACATGCAAATAGAAATATGGGTTTATATGACGTTGGCTATACACTATCTGGCGCTACCATATTTACTGTATTAAAGGCTGTATTGCCTGATTTTGGCAATATAGAAGTTATAGATTCGAAGTTTATATTATGGGTTTATCAAGTAACTGGACCAGCAAATATATATTGGAATAGAATCAAGAAAGTATGGAACGAAGGAACCGGGACAACCAGTGGGCACACAACATTAGATGGAGAAGTAACGTATAATAGTGCTAGGCACAATGAGGAATTATGGGATACTCCTGGAGCACAAAATGAAAGTGCAACAGAAGGGGTAGGAGATATTACTCCACAGATAGGTTCTGCATCTACTGGAGTTGATGCATCCTTTGACGTTAGTATCCCGGTAGCAGACACGCAGGGATGGCACGATGGAGATTTCATGAATCAAGGAATCCTTATGCGTTCTCTTGATAATAATATATATTGGTACTCCTCAGAGAACGTTAACACAGTATATAGGGTTAAATTCTACATGGAGTATATAGAAGTAGTAGGATGGAGTTCTAATTCCCATTACGGAAACAGAAGTATAGCAAGTATTAATTCGCCACAACGATCTAGGAGAACATATTAATGGAAGCGATAATAAACCTAACAAGTACCGGATTAATATTTGATGATCTTACGATTGACTGGTGCAACAGGATATCTGACGATTTCGCTGTGTCTCAGATAGATATGGAACTTGTAGAGCGCGGGAATGGTTTTTATAAGCTAACAAATCCCAACATAACTGAAGACACAGATTTCTATGTATATGAGACTGCTACTCCTGAGAACTTTGCTGTAGGTATATTCGGTATAGCTGATGGAGACATAGCACAACAAAGCACACTAGATACTATTATGGGTGGTGGCTTTACCAACGAATCACTAGAAGAGCTTATGGTAGCCGTTAAGACAAGGTTAGCATCTAAGTCTTATGTTGTTGGTGGAGCTAGTCCTACAGGCGTTACTGTTAGTAATGGCACAGTGCTTTCTCCTGGTGTAGAGGGTGATTGGGTGACCTTAATGTCAAATGTTAACCAAGAGTATTTCAAAGTACAGGAGTCTGGTAATTTTGAGATAATTTTAGATTACGACAATAATATAGACACTCCATACACTACGTTTACTTTTGTTGGAAGGTATATAGGTAGCACCAATCATAGAGTGGAAATTGAGTTATGGGATTACACTTTAGGTGACTGGGTAGATGTGGATGTTCAGCCTAGAGATATTCCAAATACAAGCCAAGACACAGTTATACAGTTCGATGTACCTGATGGAGATTTCTATCAAGGCACCGGACCTTATTCTGCTCAGATCAGAATAACACATGAGCCTGCTACTGTTGCATGGCATGAGCTATGGATTGATACTATGAGTTTTGGCGAGATAGAAAGAATCTATGTCCCTGCTGATAACGCTGGCATCCAGAGTGCAAATTTAGGAATAGTTAATGAGTCACAAAGAATCCTGTCTATGGTTGAGTCCCAACGAGGATCACATACAGGTATAACAAACGTATATTACTGGGATCCGGTTGGTGGTGACGATGCAAACGATGGTTTAACACCTGATACAGCTAAGCTAACATATTCACATGGTGTTGCTGATGGAGTGCATTCTTTATTAACTGATAGTAATCATGATGTTATTATTATATATCCAGGTAGTCCTTCTGGAGCTACAGAGATAAATGAACAGATCATTATCGACACAAGATACACTTTTTTGCGTGGACCTGGTAGAGATGCTTATGTTAATTGGACAGGTGAAAACAGTCCAGCTATTACATTGGCTGCAGAAGGAACAGAGCTGTCTGGCGTTAGAATTAACACAGACCAGGGTACAGCACCTTGCCTGCATATAACTGGAGACTTTGCATTTGTCCACGACATATGGATTGACTCGTCAGCTGGACACGGAATCTTTATAGACAATGCTAATCACTGTATGATAAATGAGTTCTTAATTGAGGATGCAGCCACTGGAGGTGGAGCAGATGCAATAAGAGTACAAGGAGACGGCACAGGAGCAAGAAGGAATCTTATATCTGATGGTAGGATCATAAATAACAATGCTGATGGCATAACCATAACAGGAGCTAATACCGGTAACAATATGATATTCGGTGAGCTTGCTATTCAAGACAACACTGGATACGGGATCAACGATACAGCAACTGCTAATAGCACTATAGTTATAGGTCCGTCTATAAGTGTTGCGAACAATAATTCAGGTGGAGATCAGATGCAGCTTCTAGGAACAGGAAGTACAGCATTGAATCTAAATCAGTATGCTGAAGAAGCAACTCTGGCTAACGTTCAAGTTATAGCTCAGAAGGCAGCAGATGCAGCATTTGGTACATATCAGCTTGATGTTCCTAATAGTCAGCTTGTACTTTTAAATGAAAGTTCTGTTGAAGTTGCAAGGTGGGATCTAACTCCTGATTATGTAAATCCAAGTGGAAAAACAAGGGTATAAAGGATAGAAAATGTTTAATATTTATCCAGTAGGTATATCACAAAGCGATGCAGAAGACACTGCTCTTATCCCTGTTGATGGTACACTGTCAGCAGAGATTGAGGGTGATGCTGTGACTGCTACTATAACAGAAGATGAAATAACAGCTACAGTTACATGTGAGGTGGAATAATGGCATTAACAAATTTTAATATTAGAAGAGGGAATACTTGGACACCCAAGGTTACAATTGCAGCACCTTTTTCTTTGACGGATTTCACTGCACTTGCAGGAATATACGATAAGCCTTCAAGGACAACAGGAGCTGAAGTGGTTCCTCTGACAGCAACCGTTACTCCAACAGGAAGTGGCGGGGATATTTCTTTACTGTTAACAGCTGCAAATAGCGATCAATTAGATCCAGGTACTTACTACTTAGCTGTACAGATATATAGAAACAGTGATGGGTATGTACACGAAATAGATTATTGCTCAGTAATAGTCTCAGAAGATACAATAGAAGCAGTAGTATAAATTAGGATAATTAGGAGGTAACATAGAATGGCTATTGACGCAGGAGACTGGACAGTCGACAGAGCAACAGGAAACGTTAGATATACGGGGCTGACCATGACGGTGCAGCTACTTATGCAACAGTAATTCAGTTTCACAGGTGGCTACAAGGATTGGCAGACGATGCAGTAGCGGTTGGCGACGACGAGCTGGACATCACGAACACAGATCCATCTCGTAGATCAACAGATAACATCATCACGCTGATAAACGATTATAATATAACAGCAACAGAAGCAGAACATATTTATGATGGTAGTATCATCCAAGGTGGCGGAGATGAAATTTATGATGGTATCGTTAACTTTGGTAATGCAGATGTACAGATTCAAATCATTCAGGATGGTGCGGTATTAGCAGACGATTGGTGGAATGAAGCTGGCGCAGGCCTTAATCCTGACGCAACATCAGGTATCTCTCATAGGTTCATGATTCAAACAAGAACCGCTGGAGGAGACATTGACAACAGAAGGGTCATAGGTACTTGTAGACGATTCGGATACACATATTCAGAGTTCGTTATTAACGCTACTTCAAGGGGTAACAATGTACTTGCTTTGACAGACAGCGATGACCTGAACAATGCGACTGCAGAAGGTGTAGTTCTTACATGGACTAACATTACTAATGTCACAGAGGGATATGCTAATCTTGATGTTGATAATAACGGAACAGATGAATTCTACTACTCAGAATGGAATAGGGATGCATATACAATAAACCAATTCTATGAGAGAATGAAGTGGTTAACAATGGATGGCGCAGGCTCAACGATATATGGACTGAGTGGAGAGCTGTTCAGAGGTATAACTCACCAAGTAGCAATTGACTCTGGTACAGGTACGTGGGCAGGCGCAGAAGAATTAACATGGGGCTCAGGAGCAACTGCTGGTGTAGGTCAGCTTCTAGCGGTAGATGCTACAGATGGAACTACTGCAACAACATTGTGGATGCAATTGCTCTCTGGTGTAGTGCCATCAAGTAATACTCTTACTGGAACTTCAAGTAGTGCTACAGCTGTAGTTCTTGCATCTCCAAATACGGAAAGAAGTATTTCAAAGCCATTTTGTGGAGCCTCAACTGGTTCAGCAATCATCGGTGCTTATGGTTTCGGTATAGAAGTACTTGACTTGTCATCTACTGATAAAGTTACCGACCTTACTAATACAGTTGTTAATCCTCCTAACTATGTTACTAACACAGTGGCAGGACTTGTATCAGGAGAAGACAGAATACTGGTTGCACCTTGGGATGGAGGTACATACGACACAAATGGAGACCCAGCAATCACTAAAGCTCAGCTGTCGTTGGCAACAATACTAGATGCTGAAAATGAAGCCGAAGTAGTTGTAGTAGAAGTAATACCTACTGATACTCCTTCAGATGGTTACATCAGAGTAACTGATGACCTTGGTTTCGAGAGAAGACTGCATTACAGTGCTTGGGATGGACCTACTAAAACCTTTACTATCGACACAACTGATGGTAACGAAGACTTCTTAGCTGATGAAGCCGCTGTAAATAACGATGTCTACATAGCTTACATAGATGAGCTTGCAGGTGCAACAAGTGCTACATTTACAAGTGTTCAATCTGGAAGTAGAGACCTTGTTGTTATCGTTAGAGACGGTGCTGGTACACCAATTAAGCAGTTCATATCAAGTTGGTCGCAAACAAGTTCTAATCAAACAATCAATGCTATTAGAACCACAGATGCATAATTAGTATCGGTAGCCTCTAGAAATAGGGGCTACCAATTAACAATAAAACAGGTAAGATAGTATAATGGAATGCGGGAATTGCACAGCGTGCTGTACACTGCTTGAGGTTGCCGAGATTGATAAGGCAGCCTCAGTAGTATGTGAGCACTGTAATGAGGGCTGCACAGTATACAGCAATAGACCTGATGCATGCGCTGAATTCTCTTGTGCATATCACCAAATGAAAATAGCATCAACTAAGTTACGTCCTGATAATTGTGGGATAATTTTTGAAAAGATAGTTGATGACATAATGTTCGGCACAGTTGATCCAAACCACAAAGACTTTAAATATGTGAATGGTCAAATTAATGTTTTCTTAAATGAAGGTATTAATGTTGTTTTGTCTAAGCACGGACAACCAGTAGTATATCATTTAGATGATGTAATGCCAGAAGACATATTAAATAGGCTTTTTAAAATAGTAGGAAAATAAAATGGCAGTAGCAGCATATGATTTCCCGGTGAGCGGGACTTTTTCTGACACAATAGAAGAAGTAAGGTTCTTATCAATCATAACCGACTATACATACGGTACATCTATAGCAAGTGACATAATAGAGATAGAAGCTGACGGTGGTGACACACTTACTGCCAGTATATCTGACACAGGAATAGGAATATCTGTAATAGATGATACTATAGACATATCCATAGAAGATACAGAAATAGATGGGTCTGTTAATATTGATGATATAAATACAAACATAAAATGCGATAAGGAGAACTAGTGTGGCTACAGTTTTAACATTTAAGAGAGGAAATACCTGGACACCGGCAATCACTGTTACGGCGCCATTTGAATTAACAGATTTCACAGCAGTTGCCGGTTTGTATGAGAAGAAAGAGAGGCTTCAGACACCGTCAGCAACACTGACTGCTGTTATCACGTCTAGTTCTAGTGGAGGTACAGTTGATCTTACGCTTACAGCGACAGATTCAGATACGCTAGTACCTGACACCTACTATCTAGCTGTTCAGCTTAACCGTGCAGCAGATGACTACACATATGAGCTGGATCCAATACAGGTTTCAGTTACTGGAGATATAATAAGCGCGTAATGAATATTACTATTGAAGATGGCGTAGATGATGGGGTAATTGAAGATAATGTAATGACTAATAGCTTAGCAGATAGTAATTATGGTACGTTTGAGTCACTATATGTTGGGAATGGTCTTACT